AAACTTTAAACTTTTCATAGAAGTTCAATGTAATGTGAATAAAATGTTTTCTGCTAAAAAACAAAGTGAAAAAATTGAAGAAATAAAACCAGTTCCTAAAAAACTTAAAAAGAAAGAAAAGGTTGATGTTGAAATCATCCAGGATAAAATAAGTATATTTAATGAATTAGATAACCTTTAGGATCTACGTGCTCCACGTCTCGCTGATCTACGGGCACTGCGTCTCGCTGATCTACGGGAAGTGCGTCTCGCTGATCTACGGGTAGTACGTCTCGCTGATCTACGTGCTCCACGTCTCGCTGATCTACGGGCACTGCGTCTCTCTGATCTACGTGCTCCACGTCTCGCTGATCTACGTGCTCCACGTCTCGCTGATCTACGTCTACCTCCTCCGTTTTGTAGTTGATTACCCGGTTCATCTGATTCTCTATGTGCCTCTAATGCAGCGGCATGTGTCAGGTTAGCAGAGTATTCGCCGGGAGTTTGTCCAACTGGATTTCTCATCATGCTAATCCTTCTATCCTGTGCCACCTCAAACGCTGCCTCACCCGCTGCCCGCGCTGGCCGTACTACAGCATTTACAGCTCCTTGGGCGGCGCGTTGAGCGGCAGGTAATAATAGAGTCTCTGAGGTGCGGCGTGCAGAGGAAGCAGCATCCGATAGAGCATTACTAATTGGAGCCATTACTCTACTCGCAACCCGCACCGCAGATTCTTGCAACTCACGTGTTCTCAAGTCTGCATCACGTTCACGCGCTGTCTCTGCCATTTCATTTGCTAATTGACGCAACCTAGCGACTTCCCGTAACATTGCATCAATCTCAAGTCGTTCCCTTTCGTTGGGAGTGGGTTCATTGTATGTTTCTCCAAAATCCCAATTAGGTGGGGCCGGATTGTCTTCTGTAAAAGGGAATTGATGGGCATCCGAGGACCACCCTTCCTCATCAGTATCTGAAACATCTTCTTCATTTTGTTGAGCTTCCTCTGCATCCAACATATCTCCAACATCTTGTAACTGTTGTTCTGCGCTAGCGTTAACTTCTTGAATTTCTTGTAATGTGTCACCAGGTGGAGTTTCAGGATGATCGCGTTCTGGGATTGGCGGTGCAATAGGTTGTTCCGCCACAGCAGCGGGACCACGTGTCCTCCGTCTATTACGACTTGGTCCTGGATTACTTTCGGGTGCTTCCACCTCTGATCTACCTCTTCTACGTGTTCCGGGCATTATATTATAATATAATATTTTATTTTAACCAGAACACGATTCACATGGTTTTTCTGGTTCAAGTGTAAATTGGAGTGCTTTTGAACTAGGACGCGAACGAAGATAATACATACCAGTTTTTAGTCCTCTTTCCCATCCATAAAAGTGCATTGATGAAAGTCTTTTAAAATTAGGGGATTCTACAAAAAGATTAAGACTTTGAGATTGACAAATAAACGCACCGCGGTCTGCCGCCATATCTAGAATGTGTTTTTGCTTCACTTCCCATGCTGTCTTATACCTTTCTCTAATTGTTTCAGGGATTTCTTTAATATTCTGCACAGAACCATCATTTAATATAATCTTATTTTTTATTTCATCATTCCATTTACCAATTTCTAGGAGTTCCTTTACAAGATATTCATTAATAACCATAAATTCACCAGCAAGGACCCTCCGTGAATATATATTAGAGATAACTGGTTCTATGCATTCAAAGTTACCTAGAATTTGTGATGTTGATGCTGTTGGCATGGGAGCAACAAGTAAACTATTTCTAACACCAAATTTCTTAATATCTGCCCTTAGAGTATCCCAGTCATGTAGGGAATTGTCAACAGTAACACCCCATAAGTCATGTTGAAGTAAACCATTGTATAGAGGTGAATCAATATATGTTGAATAAGAACCCAAAAATTTATCTCTGTCTATTTCTTTATCAAGGGGTTTTAGTTTATTATTTAAGTCACGAAGTATGTCCTCCGATACAAATTCTTCATTATCTTGTGGGGTAAAAGACCGAATACCTTTCTTGAAAGTCTCCATATCACCTTCTCTGTCCCTTGCAATTTCCATAGATGCTTGAAGAGAACCATAATAAATACTTTCAAAAATCTTACGGTTAATATCCTTTGATTCATCAGAACCAAATTCTGTTTTCATTTCATAGAATACATTAGCAAGACCTTGAACACCTAACCCAATGGGACGGTGTCTTCTGTTAGAGCGTTCAGTTTCTGGTATGGGGTAAAAATTATAATCAATGATTTTATTTAAATTATAAGTTAATATTTTTGCCAAACCCTTCAGTTTCTGATAATCAAAAGTTGGTTTCGCCCACTGCACTAGTTCTGTATAACCTCCAATATATTCATCATCGTCCTGAGGTTGATCCACATTAATGGAGAATATTTGAGGAAATACTATATGTTTCGGTAGTCTTTCATCATCTAAATCTAGTTCACGGTAATCAATTTCATTATACTTAATATTTTTTGATGTGCATAATTGTTTTGAATAAAGACAATAATTACAATTCGGTTTTGTATAAATATCAACTTCCATTCCATTAAAATCTTTCTCAACAACACAACTTGGAAGGGATATAGATGCAAGATTACATACTGCAGTTTCTTCATCATTTGAATATTCTATAATCTCCGTACAAAGGTTGGAAGATTTAATTGTTCCTAGATTATTTTGATTTGACTTCTTATTACATGCATCTTTATAAAGCAGGTATGGAGTCCCTGTTTCAATCTGCGATGTCAAAATAGCAAACCATAATTCCTGTGCATTTAACTGTTTTCTAAATTTCCCTTCATTTTCATATTTCATATAAAGTTCTTCAAATTCATCCCCATAACAATCACTTAGTCCTGGAGATTCATGTGGACACATTAATGACCAAATACCATTTTCTTTTACACGTTTCATAAATAAATCCGGTATCCATAATCCATAGAACAAATCACGAGCCCTGTCATGTTCATTACCATGGTTCTTTTTTAGTTCAAGGAAATCTTCTATATCAGCGTGCCACGGTTCTAGATAGATAGCAAATGAACCATTCCTTTTCCCACCACCTTGATCAATATACCTTGCAGTATCATTAAATACCTTCAGCATAGGAACTATTCCATTTGAATATCCATTTGTCCCGTTGATAAATGAACCGTTTGAACGAATATTGTGTATATGTAAACCAATACCGCCGGAATATTTAGAAATAAGAGCACAATCCTTTAAAGTATCGTATATCCCATGTACAGAATCTTCTTTCATTGAAAGGAGGAAGCAAGAAGCAAGTTGTTCACGCTTTGTTCCTGCATTAAAGAGTGTTGGGGTGGCATGAATAAAATCCTTATTTGAAATATGATAATATGTTTCAAATGCTTTTTCTAAATTATCGCGATGGATGCATAGAGCAACCCTCATAAAAAGATGTTGGGGTCTTTCAATAATTTCACCATCAATCCTCAAAAGATAACTCTTCTGAAGTGTTTTAAACCCAAAGAAATCAATATTATAGTCAAATGACTCTTTAATGTGGGAATTAATTAATTCTTCATTTTCGGTAACAAGGTCATGAAGGTAGTTTTGAACAATTCCACGCGAATGTAATGCCTTTATTACATCGGAAAACTTTCTCTTAGTGCTTTTAATATGGTTGGAAATAACAATACGACTTGCCAGAATAGAGTAATCTGGATTCTTAGAATAAAGTGAAATTGCTGTTTCTGAAGCAAGTTCATCTAATTTACTTGTTTTAACACCATCATATATTTCAGAACATACCTTTTGTGCAATTGATACTGGATCAATATTAATTTTCTTAGTGAATTCCTCACCCGAACAAAGTAGGCGGATACGATTTAGAATTTTGTCAAAAGAAACTTCTTCAGTAGATCCATTCCTTTTTTCAACAAGCATTATAGATTATATATATATATTATATTGAAGTGATTTTAAGTATTTTTAATATAACAATAAATACATTAGTCCACACACACTATAAACTATAAACTATATATTTAAAAAGATATCATTCTGATTTAGAATGAACGAAAAATTAAGTGAAGAAATTATTAATTCGTTTAATAAAAAATCATTCATTGATGAATGGTTATCATATAAGTATAAGGAAAAATCAATTGCTATATATGGTCTTCCGGGGACAGGGAAATCAACCATTGCAGATTATATATTAAAAGACTGGGTGAAGGTTTACATTAGAAGTGATTTTTGCCGATCATCAAATAATCTTGAAGATTACCTTAATGATACACTCTATAAAAAAAGTATTACAATGATGTTTAATGATAAAATTTATAAATCATTAATCATAGATGATATTCATTATATTCAAATAAATGATAAAAAACTGTTTAAATCTATAGTTCAATTTTCAAAAGTAAAAGGGAAAAACAATCCAATCATTTATATATTTAATAGCATCAATAAGAATGTTAAACCAATCATAAGTAGATGTTTTCCATTTAAAATAGAATATTCTATAGATTTATTAACAAATATTGTTAAAACATATTTCTTGAGTAGTTTAGACAAAAAAGATATCTTTGAACTCGTTTCTAAATCAAATTGTAACATGCATAACATAAAGGTAAACATCTCATTCTACAAAGATAATTTTTCAAGTATAAATATTTATGAAAACATCAATGAAGAATTATCTACCCATATAAATAATCTTATTAAAATGAAGGATGTAGATGATATCTATAAAAACTCCTATAGCGATTATATGGTAATTGGTATGAACTTATTAGATAGTATTCATGATTTTTTAAAAAGTAATATCTATTTGTCAACATCTAAAAAAATAAACATTATATACGAGGTTTATAAAAACAATAGTATCTCAGATTCTATATATAGAATTTTAAATGAAACAAATGATTGGAATTCTATAGACCATATATTAACTTTCAATACATTTTCAACGATATACCATATTCAAAAAAATAAATTGTCATTAAAGGAAATACCATATACAAAATATATTAGTAAAAGTATTATCTTTATTCATAAAAACAAGATACTTAATACAAATATAGAGAATATTGAATACCTTTATGAATTAATTGAAAAATATTTAACTAAGAATGAAAAAATAATCTTTGATAAGATAAAATCATATATATTATTTTTCAATATAGATATGACTGTCGCAGAAACATTTTTAAAATATTTCAAAAACTATAATAAAGATAAAATTAAAATATTTTATTAACATATAGAATGGCTCCAATTAAAAGAACACCAAAGAAAATGAGAAAAATGAAAGGTGGTGCGCCATCGTTGCCCTCTCCTGCCCCCGCTCCCGCACCGGTGCCTACACCTGCTTCTGCACCAGAAGAACCACTACCTTCCCCCGCTCCCGCACCGATGCCTACACCTGCTTCTGCACCAGAACTACCTTCCCCCGCTCCCGCACCGATGCCTACACCTGCTTCTGCACCAGAACTACCTTCCCCCTCTCCAGCACCTATGCCTACACCTGCTTCTGCACCAGAACTACCTTCCCCCGCTCCCGCACCGATGCCTACACCTGCTTCTGCACCAGAACTACCTTCCCCCTCTCCAGCACCCCCGCTCACACAGGTATCATACCCTAGTTCGGAAAAATGGAATGAAGACTGGAACCCTGATCAAGGTTTATTCCTTCAATGCCCATGGTTTCTAGAAAAGGGTGGTAGTGGTAAAAATATTATTGATCAAATTACAAAACTACTTTGTTATAGAGAAATAAAAGATGATGATAAATTATCCCGTATAGCATTAAATATTATAAGGAATGGTTCAAAATCGGAAGATGAAAATTACTTACAAAAATCAATTGAATTTTTTAATGATAATATTAATAATAAACAGGAGTTTATCAAAACAGATTTTGATAATATGAAAAAGATATCTGATGAAGTAAGGAGTAACAAAATTTTAAAAATAAATGGGACACAGGAACAACGTAATGAGTTTGTAACCATTTATAAACAAATATTTGGCAGAGAAAAAGACGGGACCGAGAAGGATATTGTTGAAGCGGTTACAGATTTTTCACAAGCAACATACCTCACTTTTAATTCAGATGAAATATCTACCCCTAAAACTAGAGGTGGTGGTAGATCCATTTATGAATGGAAAACAGATAAGGATATTGAAGATAATATAGGTGTAAGGAGAAAATACCTATTAGAATTCATTTCATATAACTATATTATAAGTAAAGATACTATAGACAGTTACTTATATAATATGAATGAAATTGTCAAACTATACAATGTTAATAATGAAACCGAAACCGATTTAGACATACCTATTCAGGAAGAAGGTGTAGATACGCCATCAAGTCTAGGTGACACGATGTATGATGTTGACGGTGGTGGTCGTAGAAGATTATCCAAAAGGACACCTGTTAAACGTAGATAGATATCTACTTTAATGTCGCCCTATATTCTTTAAAATCTTTCTCTGTTAATTCATAACCCCAGTGCAATAATACCTGTCTAATCACAGGACTTACAGAATAATCATCATATTTTTTACCCTTTTTAATGATTTCATTCATTAATCTGCGTCTAAATCTCCCATTGGGACCTGTTAATTTTAACCATCTATCTATCTGTCTTTTATCATCTTGTGTCCTTCTCCCCCGATAAAATCTACAATACCACTGAAACCAACCATATGGATCTTGTTTATCAATCCACCCACTGGTTTCCCAATCTTCTAGAGAAGATCCGCATTTTACACCATACTTATTTACTTTTTTATCATATTTTTCTGATATAACTTCTTTTTCTATATCTATACCCTTAAACCATGTTTTTGGATATTCAGATATAACTTGATTAGCATTATAATTCTTATCTGTTATGGATGAATAAATGGGGCGAAAATATGTTCCACCAAATGCACCTTTCTTAAATACGTCCTTAGGAGATACATTTGGTTTAAATTCAGGGTAATTTTTAAAAGACCTCATATATTATAATTGAATATAAAATTATAAAATGTATTTAAATATTGTATATTAATATAGTATGAATAGTCTTTTAAATACGTTAAAATCTACCAATAAAGTATTAAATTTATTTAATGATATTACACAAAAAGGTGGGGAAGGTGGGAAAGATGAAGATGTGAATGTGGAAGATACTTTAAAAATGCTCAAAAACGAGTTGAATATTATAAATATCAAAACAAACCTTGAATACAAGAGTATTAAACAAGAAACACTTAAACTACAAATAAAATTCATTGAATTCATTGATTTTTTTTTAAAACCCGATATTGATAAGGAAAGGAAAAAAAAAATTATTACTGAAATCCTTGAAGATGCAAGGAATTTACAAACATCTCTAACAAAAGAAAAAATAACCGATAATGGTTTAAAATCAGCAATATCTGAAACAATTGAGACAGCAAAAGGAATATATCAAGAGAATTCACAAAGAGGTGGTGTGGGAAAGAATACTCGTAGAAGAGATACACGCAGAAGAGTTACTCGTAGAAGAGATACACGCAGAAGAGTTACTCGTAGAAGAGATACACGCAGAAGAGTTACTCGTAGAAGAGATACACGCAGAAGAGTTACTCGTAGAAGAGTTACTCGTAGAAGAGTTACTCGTAGAAGAGGAGGTAAAGGTGGGGGAACGGTTAGTAAAGACGTTTTTATAGAAAAAAAGGGGGATAAAAAAGGTCTCCGTATATTTGTAATTAATCTTAAAAGGAATAAAGATAGATGGAAGAAATATGATAAATATAATAAATCATTACCCTCATCAAATTATGTTAAATATGAAAAGTTTGATGCGGTTGATGGAAATTACCTCAGGAAAAATCAAAAAACAAAAGAAGATAAAATGGATAAGAAGTATTTTGAAAAAATTATAATGATGTGGAATGCTGGTGAAAAACAAAAAGGTAATGTTATAGGTTGTCTATTATCACATTTACGGTTAATGAGGAAAATAATATCAAAAAAACTAAATAATGTTTTAGTTATTGAAGATGATGCTCTTGTGGATATGGCGTTATTAAAAAAAACAAATTTAAATAAACTACCTCAAGATAAAATGATATATTTTGGAGGGGTTTTGAGACCATTAACTTTTAAGGATCAAAAATTTAAACCCGATAATGTCCGTAAGAGTTTTAAGAAAAATACAGTTAATAAAATAAAAGCAAATAATTTTAAAATAGGGAGTACCCATGGATTATATTACCCTACAAAAGAAGCTGCAAAACCACTGCTAAAATATTTAGAAGGTAAAGAGAGAATTAGAGCAATTGATTCAGAATTAGCATTTATTCAAAAAAAAGAACCAGGGTTAATTGATAGTATATTTTACCCTGCTATAGTTTATTTAGTATTAGAAGAAGCACAACAGGGTTTTAGTGGTCAATACTTTAAAAAGGATGGTTTTGATAGAACAATGAAATATTATTAACCCATTAAAATAACACGTATATTTAGTATAATTGTGAGTATTAATATCAAAACAATAAATATGACACAACATAATATTTTAATAAAGTAAGGGTATAATTCATTAATTACCTCTTTTATTACAGGATTTATTATTTCACCTTTTAATAACTCCATATTCTCTTTCTTTTTTATTTCTTCTTTAGTTTCATTTAAAAAATTATAAATTATTTGATTAAATGCCATTATATATAGGATAGATTCTAATTCAAACAAAATAACAAATATCACAACCATTTAAAAAGTAAATTTGATATAATTAGTAAAACATACCAAAATCTAAAACCAAGATGGGTATTAAAGGACTTACGAAAACGATTACTAAGTATTCCCCAGAATCAATTACACATGAAAATCTATATAAATTATCTGGAAAGAAAGTTGCTGTAGATGCAAGTCTAATCCTTTATCAACAACTTTTAAAGTCTCCTGGAAAGATTTTTAAGAACTCAAAGGGGCAAATTACATCCCATATTACAGGTGTATTCTATAAGATTATGAATTATATTTCATTAAACATTGAAATGATTTTCATCTTTGATGGTAAACCACCTAGTAATAAACAAGATTGCATTAATCAAAGGAAAGAAAAATCCAAGAAAGCAAAAGAAGCATCGCTAAATACAACATGTGAAGAAGAAAAAGAGAAACTTGAGAAATCATCTCTAAGATTAACAAGGGAGATGATTGATGATGTAAAGAAACTATTAAGTTATATGGGTGTATCTTATATTCATCCAGAAGTAGGTGAAGGGGAAGCCTATGCTAGTGAACTTTGTAGAATAGGGTATGTAGATTACGTTCTTACAGAAGATATGGATACTATGGCATATGCTTGTCCTAAACTTATCCGCAATTGCATTGATAGATCCCTTAAACGAAAGGATATTGTATCTGTCTTTGATTATACTAAACTTATAAATGATATAGAACTTACTCACGATCAATTCCTAGATTTCTGTATTCTTTGTGGTTGTGATTATTGTCCAATTGTCCCAAAGATTGGAAGTGTAACTGCCCTGAAACTAATTAAAACACATGGGTCTATTGAATCTATTATTGAAAAAACATCAGAAAAATATGCTTATCCTGAAGGGTATTTGGGTATTTTCAATGCAGCGAAAGAGAATTTCAAGATATTTATTGGTAAGATAGATATCAAGGATATTAATATCAATACAAGTGAAAGGGATATAGATGCCCTTAGTAATTTCCTGGTAAATGATATAGAGATGAGTGAAAAACGTGTTCAAAATTCTTTAAAAAAATTCCATAATAATTATAATGCCCCAAAATGACAGTCAAGAAATATGTGCGGTATGTCTATCAAATATAAATGAAAAAGATAATTATAAGTTAGAGTGTGGTCATAAGTTCCATACTAACTGCATTGTTAAATGGTTTAGAAATTCAAATGGTAATTGCCCATGTTGCTGGGATAATAAAAAGAAATCATATTATGGTGTTTGGGAAAGACCATACATAAATACAAGGTGTAAAAAATTAGAAAAATATTCTAAAAAAGAAGATAATAAAAAACTTAAAAATCAAGTTGAAAAGTTAAATAAAAAACAACAAGAATACAATACTCTCTTTCAAGAAAGGGATAAAATTAAGAAAACAGATGAATATATTTCTATTATGAAGGCAGTAAATGACCTTAATAAAAAAATTTATAATAAAGATAGAACAATTATGAATATGAAAATAAGGTTAATTTCTGATTATCCAGTTGTCCTTACTAATTATTAAAAAACCAATGATTTCTTACCCATCTTAGGGTTATTTTTTTCTAATTCTTCTTTCTTTTGGGTTTTCATATCAAATGTACAATTATGGGAATGACGGTTCATATGTTTAGGGCAAAAGTAATTGTCGCAATTACATTTGATTTGTTCAAACAGTTTTAATTTCTTATTGCAGAAATGACATACGATTCTTTTTTTTTTAATTTTTACTTCTTTTTCTTTTTGTTCCCCCACTTTTAATTCCTTTTCTTTTTGTTCATCCATACTTTTCATGTTTTATAACTAGATTATTTTTCAAATTTAAAAAAAGGTGTAACCATGACCAAGGTAAGTTCTCCCATCTCCAACTAATTCTAAACTGTCTGATACATTTTCTGGACTAATACCACCGCCATTTAATAACCTTTTAAATTTATTTAATTCGCTTACATTATTCCCTCCATTTTGTTTCTTATTATCATCGTCACTAGAATCATCGTCACTAGAATCATCGTCACTAGAATCACTATCGCTGGAATCGCTATCGCTGGAATCGCTATCGCTTGAATCATCTTCTTCAAGGGGGACTACATCTTTACCATTCCAAACACCGACAACTTTATTGTTTTTCTTTAGAGTTCCATCAAATATGTTATGTTCATACTCCTCTATATTATTACCATTTTTATATATTAGTTTTTCTTCGTCTAACATACCCTGGTCTATTTCAAACATTTCACTCTTATCAATAATTTCTTCTTCTTTTTCGTTAACACTTTCTTCTTCACTTTCTTCTTCACTTTCTTCTTCACCCTTTTTATTATCAACTTCTTCATCACCACCTTCATCATATTCTTCTTCCCATCCACCTCTTTCACTATTGTATTCTGATACATTTACAAATCCATTTTCCAATAATGCAGTCTTTATATTGCTGGAAATAGTAATTTCGCTATCTTTAACGGAATAAACTACGATTGGAACCTTCTTCAAATCAATATCTTTTAATTCATCTTTCTCACCTTTTTCTTTACCAATACTTTTTAGAAGTTGTTCTAAAACCTTTGGTTTATCTATAGAACCAATGACTTGAATGGAACCCGGTATTTTATATTCATCCTTTTTACTTACCATACCATTAATTATTATATGGTCACCCGATTCTATAATTTCTCTTAAATTATCTAAACTAACTCTGCAATTAACTTCTAAAGTCTCAACCTTTTCAATGCTCCATTGATTCTCGTCATTCAAATGGACAAAATGAAGGTGTGGTGCATATATATTACCACCTACATTGTATGGTTGGGGACAATTTAGAACAAATGTAGCAACACCATCTTTATCTGTCTTAATTAAACCTTTATTATTAAGTTTATCATATGCTTCTTCAGCACTTTTAACATCCTTTAAATTTAAAGCAGAATCAGATGCCCAATAAAAAATCCATTTATTATTGTAGTTAATGTTCTCTTTTAATATTAGACGAGTATCATTATTTGGAGGGACTTCCTCCTTCCAGTTTTTAGTCCCTTCTTTTGGATCAGGTTTATATTTTTCTTTGCAAACTAATACCTTTGGGACAGCTAAATAAGGTGAAAATGCGTTTTTACTTTTACTATACCATTCAGGAATAGTGTCTTCTGTTTCAATAATACTCTTATCACCTTTTTTACATGTATAGCATGGTGCTTTTTTACTCATTATTTAATATCATATATTATTTTTTTATACAATCTACGAAAAGATTGTCCCCCATACATTTTTTGTATGTGTCTTTAATAGTTTACTAGCATTTTTAACTACCTTTTTATAATCACTATCTATACCCCTATTTATAATATTAGTAATTTCCTCGCCAATGTTATCTGTATACCCAACTACAAAACAGTTCACACCATTTTTAAAAAGGTTACCCTTTTCAACCCACTCTTTATGAAGTATAAGGGCACAATCATGATATATTGCTTCTAAAAATGTATATTGTGTGCCACCACCATCTCCAACAATAATTGACATATCAACTACAAATGCACAGTTATCAAGGAGATTTTTATCTTCATACTTCATTGGTAGATTTTTAGGATATTTACCCTTCCAGTATTTTTCAAAATCCATATCTTTTAATTTATGATGAACATATAATCTATTCTCAGCACCAAATAAATATATTTTTTTCTGTTCTTCTAATGATTTATTTGCATCTAGAATTAAATTAATATTCTTATCAAAATCAATTCTAGATATACATAAAGAATAATAATTACATTTACCACCACCAGTATCTTTTTGATATTCAAAAAATGGGTGTGGTAAGAATGTACTTTTTTTATTAAAGTTGTCTAATAGAAATTGTTTAACACTTTCTCTTATCGTTATAACTTCAAAATTATCTAATAATTCTCTTAATTTATTTTCTTTCCCTTTTAATTCAGTTGGATCGTGTATGACTACTTTCGTGCCTTTTGGAAATAAATCTAAATACTTCCAATAATGTTTATCAATAGCAGTAATTAATACATTATCTAATTCTAAGAATTCATCTATCCGCATATTACGATATTGGACACCATATCCATAATCCCTTTTTTTCGGTTCTGTCCTTTTACCTATTTTATATAAATCTGCACCACATTTTAATGCTAAATGTGATGTAAATGTCACCCATCCCCCATATATTGGTTTTGCCATATAAACAAGATTCATTAATAGTTTATTGATATAAATTAAAAAATTAAAATTAAAAAAACGAGGTCACTACTATTCTTTTAATATCGTCTCTATCACCCCCACCATCTAGTTCCTTATCATCTATATTTATTACTTTTATTTTATCATCACCCCCATTGATAAGTAATGGTTCTTCCGTTGTTTCTTCCGTTGTTTCTTCCGTTGTTTCTTCCGTTGTTTCTTCGGGTTCTTCCGTTGTTTCTTCGGGTTCTTCCGTTGTTTCTTCGGGTTCTTCCGTTGTTTCTTCCGTTGTTTCTTCCGTTGTTTCTTCCGTTGTTTCTTCGGGTTCTTCCGTTGTTTCTTCGGGTTCTTCCGTTGTTTCTTCCGTTGTTTCTATTTTAATGCCTTCTTCTTCTTCTTTATCATCACCCTTATTAACAATCACAATTTGATCATCTTCTTCAATTTGATCATCTTCTTCAATTTGATCATCTTCTCCAATTTGATCATCTTCTTCAATTTGATCATCTTCTTGTTTTAATTTTGGTAAATTAATAAAATCTAATTCAGAAAGATCCAATGATAATGGTATCCTATTTTTATCTCTCTTACCCCTTTTTTTAGGGGTTGTATCAACTTTCTTAATTTCTTCAACATATTTATTTTGTTTTTCAATAAATGTGCTCGTAAGCGAATACATATTATATTTAGGAACAATCGTAATGGTATTTTTATATTGATCCATTCTTTTTTTCATTAATAATGATTTTCTTAAATTATAACTATTTAGAATCATAATTCGTAATATATATATAGTATTATAATATTTTAATGTCTAAAGCAAAACCTAAGAATATATTAAAACAATATGAAAATGAAAGCGATGTTGAAGTTGGTCTAGATGAAGCGGGAAGGGGGTGCCTATTTGGACCTGTATGTATTGCGGGTGTTATATGGTGTAAAGAAGATCCTGTGGATGCAATGGAAGTTAAAGATTCTAAAAAATGTTCTGAAAAATATAGAAATAAATGTTTTGATTTTATCAAAGAAACTGCTATTCAATATTCAATAAAAACATTAGACCATGAAGAAATTGATAAAAAAAATATCCTTCAATGTTCTATTGAAGGGATGCATTTATGCCTTGATGAAATTACAGATAAACAATCTATTGATATGATACTTGTAGATGGCAATCACTTTAAACAATATTATTCTAGTAAAATGGACGAGTTTATAGAACATCAATGTGTAATTAAAGGTGACAATACTTACAAGAGCATTGCTGCAGCAAGTATATTAGCAAAAACATATAGGGACAATTATATAATACAATTAGTAAAAGAAAATCCAGAGTTAGAAAAATATGGTATTCATAAGAATAAGGGGTATGGGACTAAAGAACATATGGAAGCAATAAAGAAATATGGAATTACAAAATGGCATAGAAAGTCTTTTGCCCCATGTAAACCACTAGAAGATGAAGAAGAAGTTAATCAAAAGAAATAACTACCTTTTCTGAATCCCGGTTTGTTTTCATATCTATCTGTAAAGGGATTACCCGATAATATAACATTTTTTTATTATTAATGTATTTTTCTTTTGACATTAATGTATAATTTTGCATTTTAAGGAATTGTCTTAAAATCGTAATACATTTTTTCTCGTTTAAATCTACAAGATATTTTTTACCTTTACATGGAATATAATATCTTATGAGTTCATCATACATTTCATTAATATTAATAACAGTATTTAAATCAGACAAGTTATCTCTAGTAAATGCATGATTATCATCTAGACCTTTTATTCCAAAGTTTTCTAAGATCTTTTCAGTGATTTCTATATTTGGAGAAACTTTAAAAAGTTGGTTTTTTTGATTCTTCATATTTTATAATTTATTTTAATTCTTGGAAAAAATCTTAATAAATTTGATTTCTTTATATATATATATATTTATCATCTCTACTATGTGGTATACTTGTCATGTTTGTAATGGTTCAGGTAATGTAGATAATACACATTGTTCAACGTGTTCAAGATATAATATATATCATCGCGGGATATTAGCATTCTTCGGTCATATATGGTGTGATGATGATATAAAACCAATAACACCACCGTCTTCCCCTTGATTAATAAATGATTTATTGTAATTTAAAAATAAAAAAAATACATATATATATAAATGTCTTCTGATAAAAGATTGATAAATACCTGGGATGTAATAGACACATTCTTCAGGGATACAAGTTATTACAAATCACAACATCAAATAGATTCATTTAATGAATTAATTTTTTCTGAAGAAAATGGTATTAGAAATATTATTAAAAGGGAGAATCCATTTATAATTTATAAAGGTCAAGACGCCAATACAGGGAAGTTTGATTATGAAATAAAAATTTATTTTGGAGAAACATTAGATGAAGCGGGTGAAATAATTAAAGGAAAAGAAAATATTTTTGTATCTTCTCCCGCTATGTATGATGATGGTAATATGAAAGAAATGTTTCCAAATGATGCCCGTGTCCGTAATTTAACATATAAAAGTAATATTTTTTGCAATATAGGGATTCAATATATTTTCCATGGAACAAATGACGAAGGAGGGTCAATACCTTCAAAAACAATTAATTTTGATAAAATTAATATCGGGTCAATACCCATTATGATTCATTCAAAATTATGTTTATTGCATAAATTAGATCCAATAAAATTAAGTGAATTTGGAGAGTGTCCCTATGATCAAGGTGGTTATTTTATTATTAAAGGGAAAGAAAAAGTTATTTTATCTCTAGAAAAGAAAGTTAGCAATATCCTTTATATAAATCCATCGCCAGATGATAAAATATTACTACAGGGTAATATTAAGTCTATTTCTAATGAAGGGTTTCAATCATCACGGACAAATAATATTAATTTAACTGTAAACAAATTACGTGAAAAAATAGATGGTAATACTGTTGTTAGATCAGAAAAAACATTTAATGTCCGTGTCTTGGGATTTGATGTAGAGGTTCCCTTATTTATTATGTTCCGTGCATTGGGATTCATTTCAGATAAACGTATTTTATCTCTAATTATATATGATAATGACACCGGTAAATTAAGGGATAAATTGATAGAATTAATACGTCCCTCTGTAAAAGCGGCGCATCCCATATTTACACAGAAATCAGCATTTAAATTTTTATCTTTGAATACAAAAGGAAAAGAAAATTTTAATGTAATGGATGTCCTTAATAATAATCTGTTCCCTAATTATGGTGTAGATAATCTTTCAAAAGGTTATTATCTCGGGTATGTTGTTAGAAAGATACTTCTAACACATATAGGGTTATATTCACAGACCGATAGAGATTCTTATGTTAATAAGAGAGTTGATCTCCCTGGTTCATTATTATTAGAATTATACCGTGAATTATGGGGTAATTTTAAAAGGAACACTTCATTAAGAATAGATGGGGAATATAAATTAAATTATGAATCAATCGCATCATCTGATATTACAAACATAATTAATGATCATAATGTATCAAAAATATTTGATAATAAGATAATGGATTCTATCAATAAATCTTTTGGTGCAAGATTTGGAACTGGTTTGTCTTCTAGACAAGGTATCGTTCAAGATTTAAATAGGAATGCTGCTTTAGGGACCTTGTCGCATATTAGGAGATTGTCAACACCACTTCCTGCTGGTTCAAAAACGGTTGGTCCTAGAAAACTACATAATTCTCAATGGGGGTTTGTGTGTCCAACAGAATCACCAGATGGTGGTAATGTGGGTATTATAAATCATTTATCAATCATTGCAAGAGTAACAAATAATATCAGTGAAAATAGTTTATATGATGCTCTCATTGATGGTGAATTAATTAAGATAGAAAACAGTACTATTTCTGATATTACAACATATACAAATATATTCTTGAATGGTAAAGTTGTAGGTCTCCATAAAAACCCATCATTACTTCAGAAATATATGAAATTATTAAAGTTAAATAGTTTCATTAATATAACAACATCTATTTCGTGGAATATTAAAACAAATGAATTCCATGTTTTTACAGACTCAGGTCGTATTATACGCCCAATATTTTTCTTGAAGGAAGATGAAAATGGAGATAAATATAATGAACTTATTAGTGGAGATACTTCTTATATTGAGAATTGGAAAAAAGCAATCCATGGATATCTATATGGAATTATTGATGATCTTGATTTTACGACACCTCATTATTTTAAAGAGGAACTCGCTAAATTAAAGAAGTCTAATTCAAATTACATGGATATATTGCAAAAATCAGCAGGAGTTATTGAATATATTGATTCCATTGAATCTGAAAATGCACTTATTGGTAGAGATATTAAATCTTTTGAAAAAGATGATACACACTGTGAAATACACCCCTCTCTTATGTTAAGTGCTGTTTCTTTGAATATTCCTTTCCCCGAACACAGTCAATACCCTAGAAATGCATTTTCATGTCAACAAACGAAACATGCTGTAGGTGTATACTCTTCAGCATATACAACTAGATTTGAAACATTCTCCCATATTCTAAATTACCCTCAAAGACCAATTGTTACAACAAGGTTTAAGAAATATACTGATGTAGATAAGTTACCATATGGTATTAATGCAATTGTAGCAATAGCTTCTTATACAGGTTACAATCAAGAAGATTCAGTCATGTTAAATAAGACTTCAGTTGACAGAGGTATGTTTAAATCCCTCTACTACAGAAGTTATGAAGATAGTGAAAGTGATGAAAATGGAAAGAAAGTATATTTCTCAAACCCCCTAATGGAAAAGAACATACATAAATTAAATCCTGGAAAATATAGTAATCTAGACGATCATGGATTTATAAAAGAAGGAACATATGTTACAGACGAAGATGTCCTTTCTGCTAAATGTTTCAAAACAACAGATGAGAATGGTAAGGAAGTAACTAAGGTCGTGGGTAAACGGGCGAATTTTGGAACTTCGGGTATTATTGATAAAGTTGTTGTTGTTAAAAATAAAGAAGGATTACGCACTGTCAAAATTAGAATTCGGAAAGAAAAAATACCTGGGATTGGTGATAAATTTGCATCCCGCTGTGGTCAGAAAGGTATGTGCGGTATGGTTCTAGAACAGTGGGAAATGCCATTTACAAAAGATGGAATCGTCCCAGATATTATTATAAACCCCCACGCTATACCTACAAGAATGACTATTAATCAATTATTAGAAGTTATTTTAGGTAAGAGTTCATGTATTGGTGGATATCTAGGAGACGCTACACCATTTCAAAATAATGATATAAATCAATTCTCCGATGTCCTACAAGGGTTCAATTACGAGAAGCATGGTGAAGAAGTGATGTATTCGGGTATTACTGGAGATCAAATTAAATCATCAATATTTATAGGACCAACATACTACCAAAGGTTAAAGATTATGGTTGCCGATAAGATGCATAGTAGAGGGACTGGTCCTATGAACTATCTAACAAAACAACCTGCATCAGGAAGAGCAAATAACGGCGGTTTAAGGATTGGAGAGATGGAAAGGGATAGTATCATATCACACGGTATTTCTAGTTTCCTTAATGAATCAGTTATGGAACGTTCAGATAAATACAAGGTTCAAATAGATAATAAAACAGGTATGATAGCATATGATGATAAAGTAGAAAGTAAAAAAATGGTACAAATGCCCCATGCTATGAAATTATTAATTCAAGAATTAGAATCTATGAGTGTTGGTGCCCGTTTAATCACGGAAGAATCTGTGAATGAAGATATATTCAATGAATTACACAAAAATATATCTAAATATTCAATAGAAGAAGATTTCTTAGATGAAGAAATTGTAGTTGTAGATGAGGAGGAATAAATTATATATTCATCGGTATTAAATCATCAAAATATTTTTGAGCATATCCTTCATACTCCTCTTCCTTAGAATAGACTGAAATAATATTTATATCTTTTGACTTTTCACCCATATTTGTTATTTTTATATATTTATCATTTGAGAAATATTCACATGGTAACACACCATAATACCTTATATGGATTATATCTCTTACAACCTTTTCATGATCTATAAATGTATTCTTCATAAATCTTGCTTCAAAATCTTTTAATTCTACTTCCCCAACAATCTTATATATTCTCCGTGTTTTCATCCGAAGAACAAGTTGATACGCTAAATCACTGACACCTTTCAAGTTTATAATAGTATCGTCTAATTCAATAAATTTATCAATATTATCTGAATTTACAATTCCCTTAATGTTAATTTTATCTTCAACCATCTCTAGGTATTCTTTCATCATATGTTCTAAACTACGGACCTTCCTATGGTTGTAAACCTCCCTATACATTATGAAACGGATATGAAAGAAGTCCTCAATATTTGTTTTTACTTTATCAGAGTATTGAATCTTTCCATTAATGATTTTAGAATAATTCATAATCCTCTGAAACTCAATACCATAATTGAGTCCTGTCATATGTATGTCTCTCATTAAGTAATCAAAACGGTCTACATCAATGCCGTTTTTATTAGAGATTATCTGATACTTATATTCATTTTGAGTAGGGTTAATAACTTCAAGTATAAAGTCAATTTCATCATTTGAAAAACCAATTCCATATTTTTGATTCATCATTTTGAGTATCAATCCCGAACGATACTCATGGTTTTTTTCTTTTTGAACAATTTCATCAAACAAGTGACTATAGGGACCATGACCAATATCATGGATTAAACCTGCAATAGATATACACAACTTTTCTCTTTCTGTAAAATATTGACCACCTACATTCAGAATATCTACATAATTCTTCGCTAGATGATAAACTCCTAACGAATGTTCAAAACGAGTATGGACAGCACAAGGAAATACTAGGTAGCAACAACCAAGTTGTTTGATATCCCTTAATCTTTGAAATTCTATTGTATCTATTATCTTTTTTGCTGTTTCGCACAAACTAATGTTACCATGAATGATGTCGTAGATCATTATATAAATGTTTTTGTTTTAGTATTAAATAACTATCAAATTTTATTTAAGAATAATACCCATAGTAAATGTAAATGAGTAAATTAACCCTTGATAGTAATTCGTCATTCTACAGTTATGTTTGTTACTATACATACGAAAAGAATAAAGATAGTATAAAAGATTTTAAATATCTTTCTCAAAGCACCATAAAACCATACGAATATATTCCACGAAATGAAAGGGGGAATGCAGAATATAGTATAAAAATGTGTTCTCCCAATGATTTAACATTTGATTTTATTTTTGAAGATAAAAAAATAACCTTTAAACATGAAACTAAATTAGATGAAAATAATAATCCAGTAAAGATATTAGTCCCTGGACCTGGGTGTAATAATTCTACTGAAGAAATAATATTAAAGGAAATTATACTTATTGGGGAAACTAACGATATACTTATTAAGTATGTTGATACTGCAAAAAATTATTGTGAAGAAAAAATTAATCTTTCAAAAAAATCAACGGATACAACCATTAAAGTAAATATGTGGAGAAAAGAATATTGGAATTTACTCTTTAAAAGTCCAAAGAGACCATTAGATACACTTTATTTAAAAGAAGGACAAAAGGAAGATTTAATTAAAAATATTGACGAATTTTATGATCCAGATACACGTGCAGATTACCTCTCCCATGGAATACCATACAAGAATGTAATTATGTTATATGGTCCCCCGGGGACTGGAAAAACAAGTACCATTAATACGATCGCTTCACATTTTGATGCAAATGTTTATGTTATACCCATTTCAAAAGAATTAACTGATTATGGTCTAATAGATGCAATTTCTTATTTAGAAGAAAAAGAAGATAAAAGAAGAATTATTATTATTGAAGATATTGATGCCATATTTACAGACCGTAAAAAAGGAGATGACGATAATGGTATTACGCTTCAAGGGTTATTGAATTGTTTTGATGGTTTTGCGTGCGTAGAAGGGACACTACTATTTATAACAGCAAATAAACCAGAAGTTATTGATAATGCTTTACTAAGGTCATGTAGAGTTGATCATAAATATGAACTTGGTTATGCGGATGAATATCAAACCAAGTTTATCTTTGAAAAAATGGCACCTGAAAATGATAAACAATCTTTTAAAAAATTTTATAATTTAGTGAAAAGCAAAGAATATACAACTGCTATGCTTCAAGAATTCTTATTCCCCAATCGTAAGGAAGCAACCATATTTGATAATATTGAAGATTTTTATAGTATAATTACTAACAATAAATCTGATTTTTATGATAAAAAGGATAAAGATAATCTTTATTTATAAATTTGAATAAAAATATATATAAACATATTATATAAAATAATAATAAATGAATATTGTTGAGAAAGTAACGAAAACACGTTTTACCCTTAAAGAAATTTTATCCGATGAATGGGATACTTCTGTTATGCCAGATATGAGTCATAATGAAGTTGAGAAACTATATACACTCCCATCTTCAAAGAATAAACAAATCGCGCAATTTGGAGTTGCTTCAGCATGTAATTTTTCACTGAAACATAAATTAATCCCTTCATATAAGTTGCATGTAATATACTATAATTTTCCAGAAATAGGTAAGAGTTCTTCAAAAATAACTAAATCCTCATGCGAAAAGATAGATGCTTTATACTCTACTGATTTAATATCTCCACATGACAGTATAATTATGATAATAAATGATTCTATATCCGAATCACTTCAATCTAGTTTTGATTCCCTTAATGTAAAACTTCAGAATGATTTAGAATTAACAGATCTACATCAAACAGTTATTAGTGAAATGAAAAAAAATAATTTATCCCTTGAAAAAAAACATTTCAAGACTGTAACGCTTTTTAATATTAACAATTTAACAAATAATATAATGGAACATAGACTCGTTCCAAAACAAAGTGTAATAAGAAATCGTCAAGAAATTAAGGAAATTCTTGAAGAAAATAACTGCAATACAAATCAACTTCCAATAATCCTTAAACACGATATAGTTAGTAAATATCTAAGGTTATCTCCGGGTGATTTGTGTAAAGTCACAAGAAAAAGTATCAAAACTGGAGAATATAACTTCTACAGAATATGTTACTGAATAATATCAATTTTATCAAAAACACCATAGGGGACATACTTAATAACCTCCCCATTACAACCTTCACTCATACTTTTTGCATAACCCATTACTATAAATAGTATACTTATTATCATAAGTAAAAAATCATACCTCATTATATATATATTTTATAATACATTTTTTTCTTCTTTTATTTTATAAATAATCTTACAAGGGTGTGCCTCTTTTATTTTTTTATATTCCCCATATTTATAAAATATGTAGATTACGAAGATTAATAATAATGATGTTAATAGTTCTTCCATATATATATATTATATTATTGTTTCATCTTATTCGCCATCCATGGATCAACACCATTAAGGGAATCTTTCATATCTTCGCTAATATTACCTTCATTTAAGATATTATCAATAACCTCTTCTACTTCTTTTTCAACAACTTTCCCCGCCTCTTCAACTACTTGTTTAACATCCTCAACTACTTGTTTAACATCTTCAACAACCTGTTCTGCACTCTCAACTACCTTTTCAGCATTCTCAACTACCTGTTCAACATCCTCAACTACCTTTTCAGTATCTTCAACTACCGGTTCAACATCTTCAACGACCTTTTCTCCATCATTGAGTATTTCCTCAACTTTTGATGACGTACCTTCTTCTTCGGGATCTTCTAGTTCAGGATCTTCTAGTGCCTTCTCTTTTTCCTGCTCTAACTTTTCTTTCTTTTTTCTAATGACTTCTTCTTTTGCAGCCTTTACCTTTTCTCTCTTTTCTTCTTCATAGAAAATATCACGATTAATGTTATTATCCTTATACTTCTCCATCATTTCATTTAACTGATCATTGATATAATGCTCATCCTCTACTTTATCAGCACATGGGTCCCATGGAAGCCAATAACCAACTTGACCAACAAATACGTGAAATTCTGAATCAATTGATTGAAGGGATTTTGCGCGTTTTTCTGCTTCGTCACGAGTGCTGTATGTTCCACGCACCTTTAATCCTCTGATATTTGTCTGGAACTTATTTCTTTCATCAAAATCTTTTTGTAGTTCATCCTGGAATTTATAAGTATAGTCTGTATACTTTTTCATTACATCATCTATATCTAATTTCTCCTCCTTACAATATGATTGCAGAAATTTAGATACTTTAAAAGCATCTTTTGATTCTATAATTGATTCGGGGGAAATAAAAGACAAACATACAAAGTTCTGCCCTGGAATAGGGTTATCAACTTCAAGGAAATCTTGTTTTTCTTCTGCCATTTTATATCTTACTATAGAATAAATTTTTAAATATTAAACATAAAAAAATAATTTTATATATTATAATGGAATTACCTGGGCAAATTTTTGTAAAGACCATGAATGGTAAAACTATAACATTAAATGATGTGGAATCAACTGATACAATTTTAGATATAAAGAAAAAATTTTTAAATAAAGAAAAAATTAATGATGATTCTGGTAATTTTATATTTATGTTCCCTGCAGGAGTAGTAAGGACCGATGATAAAAAAATGGATGAAATAGGTGTTAAAAAAGAATCAACTCTGTATGTTGTCTATAAATTGGGACCACCAAAAGAAAAAAAATTCCCTGAAAAAGGATTAACAGGTAATCTTTCTAATGATACAGTAAATGATTTAATTATGAGGGTTATTAATACAGATGATGACCCTAGATCAGTTATAGTAATACCTGGTAGTGTAATTGGTTCTGATAGATCATTAATAGAACCAATGGTTACTCCCGGTTCCAAATATTATAATAAACACGATATATTCAAACAACAACTTCCCTTACCCATATTAGAAGACGCCTATAATAATGATAAAAATGTCCATATATTTTTAGTAGATCCTGGTTTCAATATTAGAAATAATAGTAAAAATGATGTAAGGAATATTTTTGATTCCATTGAAGGTAATGATAGTATGGTTTATTCTGAGGAAAGTTCTGATGAAATTGATGATAAAATGGGATTTTATATAGAAGAAACGTATAGTGTTTTCAAAGAAATAAACCTTAAAAATATTGAGAATTATGTAGAAAAAGAATTATATATTTATTTATACATCTTACCATTTACTGTGAGGCAGAATGAATTAACAACTCTTTCTAAATTATTAGATGATACAGACCATTATATATACCTTAAACCAGATCCACATCAAGATTTAACAAGTGAAAACTTCACAACAAATGGAACCACTACCAGAAGATTAAAAAAATGGCACTCTAATAATGTTAATAGTAGAAGTGTTTTAACAGATGCAGGTAGAGATTGGGTTAAAGCGGCGGAAGAGGATATGGAAATAAGGACTGGTGGAGGTAAGGTTCCCAATCATTACACATCAGGATTATCTAGAAAAGATAAGAAAAAACAAGAAAAAAATCTTAAAAAATCTTCTAGGGATTATACTAAAGGTAAATATACGGCGAGACCTAAATTAGATAGTTTTAAATCTAAAAAGAGTAACTGGACATCTAGGTTTGAGAAAAAATATGGTAAGGGAATTAAAAAATATAAAGATATCTCAAAAGTAACAGGTATCCCCATGTCTGCATTAAAGGAAGTTGTTAAAAAGGGTATGGGCGCCTACTATAGTTCTGGATCAAGACCCAATCAAACTGCGGAATCATGGGGGAAAGCAAGAATGTATTCCTACATTATGGGTGGACCTACCAGAAAGGTTGATAATCATATTACTGAGAAATATAAAGTTAAATTCCCTTAAAAAAAAGTTTATGTTTTTGTGTTTTGTTTTCTTGTTTTTTGTCTTTCTACTGAAGTTTGGTTGCCCAGAAGGAATCAACTTCTTCACACCGTGTGATTTCCATCTTCCTGATGAACCATACATATTCTTTTGAATTCTCGTCGTCGTCGTAAGCCACGTAGATACGTGAATAACGGTAGTTATTTGCTACGAGTGCAAAATTGGATGTGGCTTTCCAACCAAGGATCTCTTTCCTCAGTTCTTTTGGGTCAGTGAATACCTGCTTTTTCTTTGTCGTAGAACACTCGTAAAATCCGTTTTCATTTTTCTCGGGAAGAGCTTTCCCTTTCAATTCCTTCCCTGTCCATGCTTCGTATACCTTCTTCATCTTGTTGAACTCTTCTTCTTCACAATCACCTTCGTCAACCGTGATCTTCTGTACTTCGCATTTCGCGAATGGAAGAAGTGCGTCAAATTCCTTCTCCTTCGGGAGTTTCTTTTTCTTGATCTTAACAGAACCGACCACCTCACCCTTGGTCCTCATTGAACCAGTCATCTCCTTTGAGATTTTGTCAATCTGTTTCTCGTAGTCCAAACAGTGCTGAATAATGCTCATGCTTGTGACATAGATCCGTGTCTTCTTGATTTTTGCGACAGCATCGGCATTCCAAGTCTTGCTGTCGGTGTAGTTGAATAGAAACCGACACAATTGATAGAGGATGTCGGGACTACTGTTGTAGTGTCCGTGTGAGTAGATGACATGGTCAAAATTCCCGATCCTCGGATTGATGAAAGTAACGCTCATCCCAACACAGTGAAACCCAGTGATGAATGTGGGTCTCCCAGGATACCGTTTGATAGCATCTTCAATTTGTTCGGATGGTTCGTTCTTAGGCGCGAGTTCCTCCCACATTGGGAGGGCTCCATCGGTATCTCCATCTAACCGGTAGAGTTGTGACCCATTGCCATTGATCACGATTACCAATGCCCGAGGGAAGGTCTCAAGGATATTCTCCATGAGAGAGTAGTGCGTCAACTTCCTGACAAACCCTGGGACGAAGTTATACGAAAAGGCATCGTCTCTGACCTTTCCACACTTCTTCAGGTGACGGAGGGTGTAACCTGTGTGGGAAAGGAGTCCAACCTCATCGCCGAGATTGAATGGCGCACCCTTGGAATTTGTCCCATACCACACCTCGCGGACCCCCTTCCGGACTCCATCCTTCTGTCTGTCGTCTCCATAACGAAGGATGAAATCATCTGGAATATAGGGTGTAACCATCTTGTAGTGCCCCTGTGGAACTGTAACCACCTTACAGTCCTTGACACCGAAATATTTGTCGGTGGCCTTCACGCTGAAGTCCTTTTCGCAATCAACTACGAAGATGTTCTTGAAGAGTTGCTCTGTCCGGGATGTTGAACCCTCGTCCGCCCACAACGCAAATGGAGTAGCACTGTACATGTAGATGCGTTCGGTGACATCTGATTCATTCATCTCAATTACCTGGTCCCTGTAGGCAGGAACGTAGGCGTGTGCTTCATCAATGTGAATGACTGTTGGTTTTTGGATCCTCCGAGAGTCTTGAATCTCCATAAGAAGGTCCAGGATGCTCTCGTCAAATCTCTTGTGGTGGGCACACATGATGACCACATTGACACCTCCTGCGAGGTGCTTCTTTACACCTGTGACATCTTTCGCGTGAAGGAAGTTTGGGTTTTGGTCCTTCTTCTTTTCCCGAGAGTTGAAAACACAGATTTTGTCCCCGAAGCGCGCCTTGGCACGCTGAAAGAACTGTAGGTTGGACTTGATAGTGTTCATGGTGATGATGAGGTGATAGCAATCGGGTCTGGATACGATGTTTTCAAGACAGATGAAAGTTTTCCCCTCCTGCGGTTTCCGGATGATAGCACAGAGGTGCTTCATGGTTGTGTCTCCCGCACAGGTCCCCTGAAAGGGTGTGTGGGATATCACTTCGGTGATGTCGGGGTTGTCGGATGATGGAGTCAAGGACATGTCGGTTATGTCCGTTGGTCGTGGATTAGCTTGAGTGGACGCGTTCGTTTGCGGTGAGTCGCGTTCGTTTCAATCAGTTTGTTTTGCTGTCTTCCAAAGGGCAACTTTCAAATTTGCAAAATTTCAGAAAATTTCCGCCGGTCCGGGGGGTTCTGGAGAAAATTTGAAACTCTGTAGGAGGAGGATGGCACAACAAACAAACAACACAAACCGCTCACAAACCGCTCACAAACCGCTCACAAACCGCTCACAAACCGGACCAGTCACAACCGACAACCGTCCAAACCCACGACGATGCAGACCATCTGCCTCCCGATGACCTTCTCCATCAAAGACCTCATGAACCATCCTCAGGTCAGGGTGTTCCTTCATGAGAGGGAACAAAACTACCTGGACAACCTCATGTGGCTAGACGAAGACCTGGACAAGAAGAACAAGGAAGAAGAAGAGAACCGAAGGATCCAAGAAGAGAATATCTCGCGACTCAACCACGCTCGCCTCGTTGATGAAGCACTCGCCCGCCTCGCCCGCCTCGCTGACTCCGACTCCGACTCCGACTCCGAAGAGTTCACCTACGAATCCGGCTACGAATCCGACAACAGCGACAACATGAGTCTCATTTGCGAACCAGAAGATCCTCCCCGTATTCAGCGCAGCACGAAATCTGAAGAACCAACCGATGAAGAATCCAAGACGCAGGAGATCGCATCATCCACCCTCGGCGCCAAGTTCCAGATGAACAAGCGTTCCTTGTTCAACAATGACGACACCTCCTGGATGATCAAGAAGAAAGTCATCCTTGAATACCTTGGGGAATCCATTGAAGGTTCGGGATGGGATCGCAAAGTCTTCCTCAAGCTCCTCTACACAGACAAAAACTACGTCTCCTGGTCAGACCTCCTGAAAGACAACGGAGTGAAGTTCCGGAAAAATTACACCACGGGGACCTACGTGATTGGTGCCGGGAATGGTTGGAAAAATTGGAAAAACGAAAAAAAAGAATACCACTGTGAATCACTCCACTTTGTGAAACAAATCTACGATGCAATGGCAAAGCGCCAGAAATAAAAGACTTTAGATACAGTCTTATCAAAATCATTTTTTTTTGATAATGTCTAAACTCTTAAACATATTAATTAATAATCTTTCTATAACATTAACTGTCATAGAATTACCAACTCTTATTTTTAATTGATGTTCAGAAACATTCTCTGGTTTTTTATATGATTTTGGAAACCCCTGCAACATTAAGTATTCCTTAATCGTTGCTTTCCTTTGTTTTGGAACACACCACATATTTGGTTGTGCTGTAATACAAGGTGCCCATTTATTAGAATTAGGGAATTTTGCTTCTCTAAATCCAATATCTATAAATATTGAATCTTCGGGGATTTTTTTAAATAAATTATAATTAGAAGGTTTAATATCAATCTTCGTATTGCATGTATTATCTATAAACTTTTCTAATGGTTTCATTTTTACATCTTGGGGGAAAACAAACTCTTTTTTTATATCTGATTTTAAGATACCTATTATATACAACCTTTCCCTGCATTGTGGAATACCCTGATCCTTACTATTTATAACCTTATTGTATACATTATAAGAACCATTGTTTTCTAACCGATTAATTATTTGATTAAAATAATATCCGTTATTTAAAGTTTTCAGTGTTTTAACATTTTCTAATATGAAACATTTAGGCTTCTTTTCTAAGATAACTTTTAAACAATCTTCAAATAGATTAAGTCGTGGATCAACTTCACTTTTAAATTTATTAGCACGACTATATGGTTGACATGGAAATCCGGATACATAAACATCTATATCTGGAACATCAACTATTTTTCTTTTTTGAATATCTCCAAATATTATTTTTGGATTATTATTTTCTTTTATACAATCAATGGCATATTTATTTGTTTCTGAAGAAAAAATATGATCATAATCTATATCGTATTTATTCTTAATTTTTTTAAGGGCTTCAATGGGTGCCTCTATACCACTGCAATCTGTTCCTATATTTAATTTCATAATTATAATTATTATAAATATATTTTATATCCGTATTTTACGATCTAATTAAAGGAAAATTAACATAGATATTAATATGATAAAGATAACAATTAGAAATAGACTATCGTAATCAAATTCACTAGTATAAATGGTATCATCTTCTTTTAATTCTTTTACCATGTAATCCTTCACAAGTTTATAGTCTTGAGAAGCATAATACCCTCTAACACCAACACCTGAAATAACTGCAATTTTATTAAATCCACGCGACAGAGATATATCTTCTGCAACTTTCATCATTTTTTTTCCAAAACCCATATGTTGGACACTACCCTTTTTAGATGAATGACCTACAATACTACCATATACATGGAGTTCCCTTATAAATGAACAATCTTCAAGTTCCTTATATATAATGTCATTATTATTATCGTTAACCCTTAACCGTAAGAACCCATATAGTATCCTTTTATCGGGACTTTCGTAACTTATGAAATATTCTGTAGATCCAACTCCATTATATTCTCGGATAACTAATTCTGCTTTTTCAATATTACCTGGATTTCTCCCAACCTCTCTACACCTTATATCATCGGAAACTATATCTTCACGGTCTATTAGTTTTTGATGTAAGTTGACATCCTTATTTCCACCGATAATATTGATATTTGGGATATCTCTAATGATTCTATTTATCCTTATCCAAGGGAATACATTCCTTTTAATGAATGCCAATACTTCAATAAGGTCTTCCTTATTCTCGGAATATGGTTTATATGTTCCATTTTCATACCATTCTTTTATTTTTGTCCAATCCACTACAGAACATGGATATATCTTCAATTGATCTGCCTGTAGTTCAGGGTATTTTAGATCATATTTAAAGTAATTATTATCAACTTCTGTAATACTATGGATGCCAAATATCTTTTCAAACATTTCTAAATCCCTTTCTTTTGAACTACCTGGAAGATCCGGCATAAGATGCCAGTCTACTTTACCACCGTTTTTCTTCCAAACATCATTTCCTCTAATAATTTGTGAGAGGTTACAACCACGGTCAATATAATCTAGTACATCATCATCTATATGTTGAACACCGATCTGAACCCTTGTTACATTAAATCTACGCATTCTCCTTATTTGCCGAGGGTTTAGATATTCCGGTCTTGTTTCAAGTGTAAGACCAATAATTCTTTTTTTGGATGTTTCTGCTATTTTTATTTCTTCTTCCAATGTAAGTTTATCTCGGAAACAGCTATCTACTGTATTTCCTGCATAATATATATCCCTTATGAATGACTCTTGATATAATTGTGGATAATTATCCCATGTCCCACCTAACACTAAAATCTCAATTTTATCAACGATATGACCACAATTCATTAGTGCATTTGATCTATCATAAATTTGTAGAACAGGGTCAAATCCATTGCGGTTTGCTCTAAGCACTGCTGGTTCAGTTGAAATATAACTCCTCGGTTGTTCCCCTTTAACACCTATTATACTATCCCCCACTGAAAATCCTGGAAGAGCGCCTTTTAATTCTATTCTAAAAGAATTTTCTGAGAAAAGGTCGCAGTGATTTACTTTATATTGATTATCATTATAGATTATATATGTAAGGAGTCTGATAACTTTTATATCATCATTTGTAGATACGATAAATTTACAATTTTCATCAATTCTTTCTATTTTTAATGACAATTTAATAACTGGTTCATTCGGACAATATGCACAATCATGACGACAACTAAATTCTTGAACCACCATTCCCCCCTTTTCATCTATAAAACTAGGGTTTGGAGAAGTTAGAATAGTAATTACACTTACACCCGAAGAAGATCTAACCTTTTTCTTTAAGGAATATTGGAGGAAACTATTGTTTTCTTTTATTTCCCCATTTTTTAAAAGTTTAAAATACAATTTATTTAGAGTTGGTTTATTCGGACATAGTTTATACTTTTTTTTTAAAGTATCGTAGTTTTTAATGTAGTCTGTATTTGAGTTAAATTCATATTTAAAAAGATCTTTCGCAAATTTTTTAAGATTTTCATCCTTAATAATATTTTCTATATCGTCCATAATTAAAAATGGTTTTTTATCATTAAATCTAAAATAAAAATATATCAAATTTATATAATGGGTGCTTCAAATTCATCAACAATGAAAAATACATCAACAACAAATATAACAAATGATTTTATGCAATCTGTATCTATGGATATAGAAAATAGAAATGAGGCGGAATTATCTATGACTCAAGAGTTGGAGGTTATAGCACCAGGTATGGTTCTGTCAGACAATTGTGCTGTTAATATAAATCAAGCTCAGGTGGGAACATTAACATCAAGTCTGGATGCTATGTCAGACCTTACAACCGAACAAAAGGCAGAACTTTCTGCAGATATTTCAAATGCACAATCACAGGCGTTGGAACAAGCGAATGAAGATTTGGCGGTCCTTCCCCAATCAAATGAATCCGATATAGAAAATGAGATAACGACAAATGTAACCAATTCTCTAGAAACCTCAATAGATAAAACATTCGCAAATCTAAATTTTGCTTCTGGAGACGCTACACAAAAAGCAAGGATAGAAATGCCTGGATTGATGTGTTCGGGGGATGCGAGTGTTTCAATTAACCAGGAACAAGTGCTGAGTATTATCTCAGAAAATTTAGCAGAAACAATTACCGATGTAGTTCAGAGTGGAGAAGCAGTAACAGAAGTAACAAATGAACAATCTCAAAGTGTAAAACAGACAAATAAAGGGATAGGTATTTCAGCATCTGGGAGTAGTGGTAGTTCATCTTCTTCTATTATAATATCGGCAGTAGCTTGTGCTGCACTCCTGGCAACTGGAGTCGCCGCTTCTGCTGTAGGGAGTTCTGGACCAGGAAAACCCTCAATGCCATTACCTGGAAAATTAAAGGGTGGTGGGATGAATATGGGTGCCCTTATTGGTATTCTAGTAATAGGGTTTGCTTTGCTAGTAGGACTATCGTATTTTGTATTTACTAATACACCACAATATCCATGTCCAACTGAAAAAGAATGTGGTAAAGCTTGGGACGAAATTAAAGCTGCTGGAATGTATCCCCCAGGTGATTTATTAAGAAAATACCATAATTGCCGTATAGGTCACAGGGTAAATCTAGAAAAACCAGAATTATTTAGACCAAGGTGCGAAACCTACTGTGCATATGTTGAACGGGAATCCGAAAACCCACAATACCCCGATAATCCCCTTGAATCGTTATTTTGTGCGGGGGCAGATGCTGGTGTTGACCCGAATGAGGATGCTGAAGAATTTACAAATAGTAATCCTGAAGAGGAAATGGAAGAGGACGACCTAGAAGGTTTTGGAAATTATCACCCTTATTAAATAAATATTATTATCACCCTTATTAAATAAATATTATTATCACCCTTATTAAATAAATATTATATATTATCACCCTTATTAAATAAATATATTATATATTAATATATAATATACTATGGCACTTGAATATTCTACATGTCGTACAGCCTCTGCAAGGAAATCAAGTGGAAATGGTTCTGGTAAGATTTTTGTCCCGTCTAGTTACGGTGGCGATGGCGGTCACGCAAATGATAGTTGTGCAGATGTTGATGTAGGTGATTGCCCAACAGGTTATAAACATATTCTCAGACCAGGGCAATCAGACAGATATTTTGATGGTGGTAACGATACTGATGAGCTCCAGGGGAGTGAGATGAGGGATAACTTGTGTTGGCATAGTGGATTTATCCGTGGGAACGGCGTCGCGAGGGACGATGAAGAGCATATGGAGAACGCACCTTGGGGCGAGTCAGGGGCAACGGTGACAGGTCGCGGATACCGTAGTTCGTTTGACGGTATGGGGACCGATAATTATGGAAAACCATGTTTTAAGGACGCGAACGGGTGGGTTAGAACAAATCCAGATGACGGGACACCGAACATGGGGAATTACAACAGTCTCGTGGAGTGGCATGCAGATTCTTGCTGTGGTTTTAAAGATGGGTCCAACTGCTCAGAAGCGAGCTGCGCAGACGACACCAATAAATCAGAAATAGCTGCGAACAACAACCTTTATTGTGATCCAAGATATTGTTTTACGGATGGAAGTTCGGGAATGAAATTAAGTCGTGAATGTCGTTCCCGTTTAATAGATAAATGTGGGGAATGGAGTTTTGCTGCTAATGAAATAGGTTTTGAACATGATATGTGTAATACTCCGACTGGACAAAAAGCAGACAGTTTAAACAGAAAAGTTAGTGAATTAACAAATACTATGGTAAACCAAGCGAATGCAATATCGGGTTCAATTAATGAAATTGATTATAAAAATATAGGGAAAACTTTGTGCACCGAGAGTGTTTTTACTGATACTTCAAACACTGGTAATGCCCGGCAGAAAAGGGAAAAATGCATAAATTGGTGTAAAAATGAACCAGGCGAATGTAGAAATACAATAAGAAGTGTATGTGCAAGAATATTTGAACAGTATAAAAATATACCAGATTTATATTCAGATAATATAGATGATTATGATGATATTTGTGCTTGTAATTGGCCTGAAGAGTTTTATGATTCCATCAGGGATTTTTACAAAGAAACATATGAAAAAGTAGAAGATCATCACTTGAGTGGTGATAGAAAATGTTTATATGGTAATTGTGAAAACTTGACAAAAATTGAAGATCCGGATGATTCAGGAAATGATTGTGCCAATCCAACATTTGTTTCATGTACTCAAGAACTAGATTTTGATTTTACAGGTGCTTCAATGGGTGGTAATGTAGTTATAGATGCAACATCCAGTCAGGAATGTGGTTCTTTTGCAGATTCAGGGGCAGGAAATAACGATGTAGATGATGGAGGTGAAGGTGGAAGTGAAGGTGGAAGTGAAGGTGGTGAAAGTAAAGATGAAGATAATACGACTCTAGTATCAGTATCTGTTTTTATATTTTTAATGGTGATCATACTATTTGCTGTTGTGGCTTTCTACCTTATTTAAGTTAATGTTCGTATATAAATTAAAATATATTTATATAATATAATTATAATATAATGACTGGTGGTTTAATGCAACTGGTAGCATATGGAGCACAAGATACATATTTAACAGGAAATCCACAGATCACCTTTTTTAAAATTGTCTATAGAAGACATACCAATTTTTCTATGGAAACAATTAGACAAACTATAAATGGAGATACATCAACAGACACTACGAAGGAAAATAAAGGTAGTGTTATTATATCACGAAATGGTGATTTATTGAGTAAGATATATGTAACATCAAGCACGGTAGGTATTAGCGATGGTTCTGAAATAGTAAAAGAGGTTTCAATTGATATAGGGGGACAAGAAATTGATAAACAAACTAAGGAATGGTTTCAAATATGGAATGAATTAACTATTAAAGAAGACAAAAGGTTGGGTTATAAAAATATGATAGGATGTCTAAATAATAATATGAATTTAACTGGTTCTATTGGTGTAAACCATATCCAAATACCTTTACAATTTTGGTTTTGCCGTAACCCTGGTTTAGCACTCCCACTAATAGCCTTACAATACCATGAAGTTCAATTAAATTTTGTATTTGGACAATCGGTTGGTGTAAATGCACAAGTAAGTGTTGAATGTGATTATTTTTATTTAGATACAGATGAAAGAAGAAGATTTGCTCAAGTTTCTCACGAATATTTAATAGAACAAGTTCAAATACAAAAGTTAAATAATGTAAATGATCATAAAATTAGTTTTAATCATCCTGTGAAAGAGTTAATATGGACATCATCAACAGACTATGTTGATGCTTCTTTAAGTTTAAATGGTCATGAAAGATTTGAGAAACAAAAGAAAGAATATTTTCAATTAAGACAACCATATGATTATCATTCAGCAATACCTGGTTATAATATACCTATTACTGAAAAAACAGAATTATTAACAACACCAATTGATACTGGTATAACCAGACATAATGTTGAACCAACGGTTCTTAATGATGTGGGGAACGCAGATGGGGAAATAGTAAAACTATCTGTTTCACAAATTGAATTTGGAACAGCAAATACATCAGTATTTGAAAAGTTTAAAATTGGAGATATGATATCTATAGTTATAGCTGCTTATCCTTCGGGTGAAAGGGACGAAGGTGGTGGTCCTTCTGGTGGTAATCATCCATATACATATTCAACTTCCGTAGGTGATGGTCTTCATCCTGGGGATGCGGGGACGGAGGATCTGGCGACGCAGCTGCAGTCCACGAATCATCCTGCAAAAAGCAATCTTCCCGGGTCTACAGAAACAGATATAACTTCATCAAAATCATCTTTCCATAGAGTAACCAGTATTGATACTACAAATAAAACAGTATCTTTTTCTCCTGGTGTTGGAACAGGCACTGGAGGAGGGCTAAACAACCTCATTAATAACCTAAACATAGGAGATGATTTCGGTGATCACCTTTATGTATACATTCTAGGTAGAATGCAGCAGAAAGAGGCACGTTGTTCAAAATTAGAAAAAAATATTAATGTATATTCTTTTTCATTAAGACCAGAAGACCATCAACCAAGTGGGACGTGCAATTTTTCAAGAATAGACACGGCGAGATTAATAACAGGTGCCAATTTATCATCTGGTGACCATATTTATGCTGTAAATTATAATATCCTAAGGATAATGTCCGGTATGGGGGGTGTCGCTTATTCAAATTAAATTTGACATATACCTGTTACATTATTTTATTAAAAACAATATGGGACTATATACCCACCTTTTCCTCTGCTTCTTCTATATCTTTCTCTTTGTCCTCTACTTATACGATGGACATGGAGAAAATAGTATGTTTTATGCCCTCTTAAATCTATCTTATCTTATTGAAGCATTCTGTTAAATAAAATTTGAAACTTATATTGTATAAAGTAATGGGTAACATATCTCCGCAGGTTTAAGATCTGTTGGAAGATAAGTTGCCTGGTGTGGGGCAGTTAGCTTAGTCCTGAGTGAGAAGAAACGGCAATGAAGCGGTGGAAGCGTTCCAGAAAGTTGTGCTCGCATATGTGCCCTGGCAGAGCGAGGGGTCCTTGCACATGCTCACACCTTCACATTAAACCTGGGAATGAACTCGGGGGCTAAGGTTCTCGGCGAACTGAATAGCAGGCGTTTGTGAAGGACTACACCTTTTTTTATTCTATCTTTTTAAAAATTATAAAAAGAATATATTAATATTATATATATGAATATTGGTTTTATAGTTGGAAAAGATGACGAAATGTATGATGATGATTATTTATACAGTATAACCCCTAAAAAATACCTTCAGTATGAGAACTTACATACAGATGTAGCGGTATGTATGGTCATTAAAGAATCTTATCCTGATGTTAATGTAGATATTATCTTACCAAAAGATATTTCAGTCCAAAGGTTAAAGAAAAATAAAGTTAATTTTTTATTAGGTTACGATTGTATTAATCAGATTCTAGGAGAACCTTATGTTAGAAAGTTTGCTGGTAAAGCAGGTTACAAAAAACTCCATTCTATTTATGCAAATAAATCTGCTAAAGTATTCCCTCCTATTGATTTCCTCCAATTTATATGGAGTAAAGATGTATACCATAATGTCTTATCCCGTAAAAAAATACCAATTACACCAACTATAACTGTTAAACATTCAACAAAAAATGTATTGGGTCCAATACAAAAGAAAGGGTGGAAAGAATTTATCATAAAACCTGTCGGAGGAACTATTGCTGTCGGAGTAGGGAGATTTAAATTAAATGATTGTCTAAAGGATCCATTAATATTAAAAGAATATTTCTCAGAAAATAAAGATTCATATGACACATTCTTAGTTCAGGAATTAATTAAAGGTTTCAAAAAACATGGGGAAATAAAAATGTATTGGATTAATGGAGAATACTCTTACTGTGTAAATACACCTGGCGCTTCTAAACCAGGAGAAGATTATAATGTAAAACTTGTTAAAGATCAGAAAGTCCTTGATGCATGTAAATCAATTGGTGAAAAAACATTGAATGCACTCCCAAAAATAAAAGTAGGGACGAAAGTTATTAAACCCGTTATGGTTAGAACAGATTTTACATGTTGTAAAGAAAATAAAGAACACAGTCCTTCAAACTACTTTTTAAATGAAGTAGAACATCAAGATGCTGGATCTTATGTAAATTTTGAAGCAGTTAAATATCCATATGTTCAAGTTATGGCAGATAATTTTGTCAAGAAAGCATATGAATTAGTTAATGCAGGTTTTTAAATTATAAACTGTAATCACCGCCTCTTTTTTCGTATGTCTCATAATCAAATCCAGTCTGTTTTATAGCGTTTTTGAATCCGACATCTAAAATTGATTCTGAATAAATATATTGATTATTACTATTTTGATAAAACTTACCATCGGGTGTTATCATTATATAACTATTACTCATATCTTCATTATCTTCCTTAACAAGGATGCCTTTATCATTTAGCAATCTATGACGATCAATGAAATTGTAAAATTGTTTATCATTAATAGATAGTCCATCATATACATGGTCATTTTCACCTACAATTTTAAGTATCTTAAATACCTTCCACCGTCTTACATTATTACGAATGATAAAATCATTCCAATCCTCCATATGATTATTCCTTAGAACAACTGTATTTAGTTTTGTTTGAATATTTAGACCATCATTTTCATTCATTAGATTAATTCTAGAAAGTAATCTTTCAGTGATCTCTACATGGTTACCAAATCCCCTTCCTATTTTTGTATTAGTAATATTGTCTAGACTATCACAACTAATACCAATCTGATCTAAATTTCTTCCATATTTGGTTAACCACTTTTTTGTCATCCTTGATCCATTTGTTATAATAGATGTTTTTAGACCCTGTTGTTTTGAATATTTAATAAATTCACCGACATTCTTATTTAGAAGAGGTTCCCCTCCAGCAAAATTAATCTTATAAATATCATTCTTTTTAATTTCATCTATCAATGAGAATCCCTGATCAATATTTAAATTGGTATTAATATGGGAGAAATGTGCATAACAAAACTTACATTTATAATTACAATCTTTTTCTAAGTGCCAATTTACAGTTATTCGTTTCATTCCTTTCATCATTTGTAATTAATTTTTTTTATTAATTTTTTATTTACTTTTAAATCAAATTTAAATATATAATTTACCTTTACTACAAGCGCTTTCAATTGCATTTTTATATATCATTTGTAATTCATCTTTGGGTTCATGATTTTTATAATTTATTAAGCAAACCCTGGTTTGGATACATATTTCACAATTGCAATTATTTGTCTTTACTTTCCTTAGTGTTAATTCTTTAGGAATTGTATCCTCTTCCTCATCATAACTTTCGCTATCACTATCACTTTCACTTTCACTATAAAATATTTTATTATATATCTCATCGGCAATTTCCATAGATTCCTTAATATCTCCTTCTCCCATTGGTGTCATTAAACGATATACTAATCCACTTATAATTGAATCTTCAGATAATTCATCTTCTCCACAATGTTCAGATAATATTTTAGAAATTTGTAGGGAGGAGTTTAGTTGTGCAAGAAAAGATTTCATAATTCCATCAAACATTCCGTCATATAATTCATCACTCATTTTTGATTACTATTATATTTTTATTTTACCTTTAGAACAATTATTTCTATTATATATATATATATATATATATAGAACTATGGGTAAAGTTAGAACACGACGTAGGTCTATTAGGGGGGTAAGAAGACAAACTAGAAAACAAACTAGAAGACAAACAAGAAGACAAACAAGAAGACAAACTAGAAGACAAACAAGAAGACAAACTAGAAAACAAACTAGAAGACAAACAAGAAAACAAACTAGAAGACAAACAAGAAAACAAAATAGAAGACAAACAAGAAAACAAAATAGAAGACAAAATAGATCTATGGTTGGTGGTGAAGGTTCATTAGGGATAGGTGGTCTTTGGGATGAAGGTGATATCCCTACTGATGAAGTTTTAGATCAAGATATTGTTCAAGATGATGTTGTCTTGGAACAGGCTCCAGTAGATGTTTGGGGAGAAGATTCATTAGGGATAGGTGGTCTTTGGGGGAATGATATTCCTACTGATGAAGTTTTAGATCAAGGTGATGTTGTCTTGGAACAGGCTCCAGTAGATGTTTGGGGGGAAGGTAATGTTCAAGCGGTTGCCCAGGAAGATGTTCCAGAATGGGAAATGGTTAATATAGAGGATATAGCTATAGGAGATGAGATTCCTTTCTTATATAATATAGCATTTGATAGTTTGAATTTATTTCAAGGGAATAATCTAGAGGATAAAGAATTATATGATGAACTGGTAGATTATTTTATACAAGGGATATCAAATGATTTAAACCCCGACCATATTCCAGTAAGAAGGCGTTATGTCCTCCATGAAGGTGAAGGTGAAGAAATGATGATAGAACCGGATTGGATGAGAGATCAGGTTGGTGAAGAAAATATGGTAGATATCCATGGTAATACTGTATATCCTCACAGGAAACTAACAAGACAAGAGATAAACGCACTACAGAGGTATACAGGTATTTTATATTCTGATTTAAATGCTTATATGCGCGGACTACCCCCCGTAAATTGGGGTGGGATGGGGAATAGAATTTCCCTCAATATTGTAAAGAATAATATTGATAACGCCTTTAAAGCGGTAAGACCAATAGAAACTAATTTTATAGTTTTTAGAGGTGTAAGTCTTAATGCTGCTCAAAGGGAAATGTTAGAAAAAAAGAATAGAGAAGAAGGATATTACGATAATAGCGGGGCATATATGTCTACAAGTATCCTTCGTAATGTTGGAGAAAGATTTTTAAAGACTGGTGGACACGATGATAATAGAAAGTGGGTAAAAGGTGCTGGATTATGTTGTTTTCTTATAATTCATATACCTGCTGGTAAACGTATTTTACCATTGGAATGGTTAACATTGGTAGGGGGGGAACATGAAATTCTACTATCGGGGACAGCACGATTAAAATATTTAAGAAAACATACTCTAGAAATCCCTGGTACGCGAGGTATGTTTCTGCAAGACCACCCCTTACCAGATAATGAAGTTGAGTGGCCAACACTTCAACAAACATACAACATACCCCATGTTAACAGGAGAATTGACCCCCCCCCATTTGTTAAAATGAATGCATACGAATATGTATTAGAACAAGACTAATCATTCAAAAAATTGTATAATACCCCCCTGAATAAATATATGTGATATATCCTGGAGTAAGAAACCACCATTAATAAGAAGATTGTTATAAACCTTGTTAATATAATTCATTTTTTCTAATCCCGTTTTCTCAATGAGTAGATTATTATCAAAATAATACTGTGTATACATTTCATCTTCGTAATTATATCCTTGAAGGATATCAAATACCCTTGTTTTACTATTAATTAGAATATGGATATCATTCCATATTAGTGTAGATTTTTCAGTAGTTTTCCACCATGGACTGTTAAAACATTTACTTAATCCCCTTGTTCTCCGGAGTTTTTCTAAACCTAAAATCCCTTTATTCCTATTATAATAATTATAGAAACTCCCATAGGATATATCTATATTTTCGTGTAATTTTAATGATCTCCGTAATACAATATCATGATTTAACCAATTATAAAAATTATTCTCAATCCAGAAATCCCGTGATTCTAAAAATTTATCTTCTTTTTCTTTTTTTTCTTTTAAACATAATATATAATTTGATAAATCACGATTTCCATTGAGTAATTCACCAAGTATTAATATTATATTGATGGAATCATTCATCCTATATATCATATATGATTTAGTTATAAGTAAGATATATTTTATTTAAATGAAAGTAATTAACTTTTTCTTCTAGTCTTCCTTCTAGTCTTCCTTCTAGTCTTCCTTCTAGTCTTCCTTCTAGTCTTTCTTCTAGTCTTTCTTCTAGTATTTCTTCTAGTCTTCCTTCTAGTCTTTCTTCTAGTCTTTCTTCTAGTATTTCTTCTAGTATTTCTTCTAGTATTTCTTCTAGTCTTTCTTTTCTTATTTGTCCTTTTCCTTCTACCTCCACCTCCACCTAATTCTAATCCAGCGAATTCTATTCCAGCGAATTCCATTCCATATATAATTGCTTCTTTAGATATAAAAATGAGTTTTAAGTCACCTTCTAAATTATTACCCTTTCCAAAAAGTATATCTGTATATTCCGTATTTATTAATCCTTTTGGTGTTAATACTCCTTGTAGTTCTTCAAAAGATATTTTATTATAAATAAGTGGTGTTGCGCCGCCATCAAATCCACCATACCAAGAACTTATGACACCACACGAACGGTCTGGATACATTATTACAATAAAACTATGCACAGGGACAAGGTCATACATACTTACCCTCCGATTGACGCGTTTTAGTATTTGTACAATAAATAAGTCTGATATTTCTTCAAGGGATTCATTTATATAGTATTCCCTTTCCACGATAGGAATTTTACCTGACAGTTTATCAATATTCAAACCCCTCATTATCGTATTATTAATATTATGGTGTAATAACTTTCCATATATCCACATAAATTCAGGACCAATCGGTTCATTGATACCTAATAATAACATTACAAATATTATACGAGTAGTTAAACGACATCCACACATTCTTTTATACATCGGGTCTATTTCATCCTCATCTGAAGATAATTGGATACCCGCCGCAAGCGCCCGCTCACTGTGTAAAGCGCTTACACGTTCCCCAACCGAAGAGCGCTCAAGTTGTTCTACAGCACATATTGTAGGGTTTGTCGCAGAAATATAACTATTTGGATTAGTATAACATATATTAATTGCATCGTTATAATTCTTTTGTATTCTTAGAATATTATCCTCCATTAATATATATATTATATATTTTAATAAGAACCAGAGTTATCATTTTCCAATTCTTCTATTTTTAGATTGACTACAATAACTAGTAATACCATTAAAAGTATACAACAAAGACTTCCCCAATACAAATATTATATAAATCATCGTCAGTATTTCCCCGTTTAATAGTTTCAGGATATACCTTCATATTTTGTTTATTAAAAAAAATAAGTTTTAATCAAATTTATGGAAGTGAACGGTAGCACTCAGTGCAATATTTAAAATAAGATGGATTATTTGAGATATCTTTTGAACATTTAGTACATTTCCTTGTAGTATCAAGGTCAAAATTTAACTTACCTCCAAAGTTTTGAACCCATTCTGCCATTTCTGTTGTTTTACAATTTCCTATAAAATGACCCCCGCCACCACATTTCCTACAGAGTCCTTTTAATTCACAGTATAATTGTGCTGCCATAATTTTATCATTTTGTTTCAATGGATATGTTGATGTAAACATAGACCCACGGACATTGTCTATACCATGGAGTCTAAATCTTTCAAGTGTTTCTTTTAACTCCCAGAATGATTCTTGTTTATTTGTAATTGGTGGTATACTATTTACTATTTTATTTTGTCTTGTCCAAGCAGAACCATGTCCTTTTCTATGCGATTGTATGCGTTTCCCTTTATTCATTGATTCCCCGACATAAAACTTATTATTCTCTAATAACAATACATATACTTCGGGGATCTTCTTCTTCTTACACCGTTTAAAACATGTTGAAAAACACCTTTTCATTTATCTTATGTTAAGGTAATCCTTTATATAAAAATATATGGTAAAAAATTTATAGTAAAAAATTATAGATAGGATAATACAACATTATTATCAAATTTATGGAAACTTTATTTGCACCACTCATCTTCAAAGTAATATAGATTTCCAGCAATACATCCGGGACCGCAAATATTCATGATATCATGTTGTCCTTCATCCATGATATCATTAACATTATCGTCTGGATATTCTTGAAATACACCTTGTTCGGCAAGGAGCTCATACTTTAACCCTCTCACACACATATTGAAGTTCTCTATAAATTTGTCATGTTTTTTTTTATTTTCAATCATTTCATTCCATGATACATCCCAATTTATTTTAAATATAATTTTCATGATATCCTTTGGTAACGGAGGGATGTTACTTTTAGAAGGTTCCATAAATATCGTTTATTTTGTTTATTAAAAAAATAAGTTTTAATCAAATTTATTATTAAAGGGCTTTATACGCTATATCCTTCCGGTAATACCCACCATCATCAGAAAAGTGTATTTCCTCTACACCAGAGTAAGCCTTATCCACAGCATCCTTTAAGGTTGACCCTACACCTGTTACCGAAAGCACGCGTCCACCTGAAGTTACAACCTGGTCTCCCTCTAACTTTGTGCCTGCATGAAATACCGTAATAGTTTCATCCTTTCCCGCGACAGCATCCAAACCGGAGATGACAAGACCTTTTGGATAGGGTCCAGGATACCCCTTGGAAGCTATAACAACTGTCGCAGCGCTTTCAGTGGACCATTCCACTGTTTGGTCACCAAGTGCCCCTTGTGTGCACGCGACCATAATTTCGTAGAGGTCGGATTTGAGGAGTGGGAGGATTACCTGTGCCTCTGGATCTCCCATACGGCAATTGTATTCTAATAGGTGGGGTCCTTCTTTCGTTAGAATGAATCCAGCAAAGAGCACGCCTATATATGGGGAACCTTCTTCCGCTAACGCGGTAACGGTATTCTGTATGATGCCTTCAACAACCGGGACAAGTTCGGGAGTCAAGCACGGACACGGAGCATAAGCACCCATACCACCTGTATTTGGTCCCTCATCTCCTTCGTATGCTCTCTTGTGGTCCTGTGCTCCAGGCATGCAGACCGCAGTTTTTCCGTCGCAAAATGCTAGAACGGAGCACTCTGGACCAACCAAGCATTCCTCTATTACACACTCGTCACCGGCACTACCGAATACCTTTTCACTCATGACCGTGTCAATCGCGGCGAGAGTCTCCTCCTTGGTGGTGGGGATGAGGACACCCTTTCCAGCAGCAAGTCCCGACGCCTTCACAACGACGGGGTAGTTAATCTCATCTATATGGGTCTTTGCGATAGCGACATCGGTGAATGTCTTATAGCGTGCGGTTGGTAAGTTGTTTCGCGTGAAGAACTCTTTACTGTAGGTCTTAGATGCCTCTAATCTACTTGCGAGCTTAGTGGGACCAAAGCACGGGATCCCTACCTCTGCCATAGCGTCGGATATCCCGGCAACCAGTGGTGCCTCTGGACCCACGACGACTAGAGTAATACTATTCTCTTGTGCAAAAACAACGAGTTCCTCAATCTCGGAATCTTTGATCGGTATATTGGAACACTTCGGTGAGGACGTCGTGCCAGCATTCCCAGGTGCGCAGTAGACTACTTTTACTCTATCAGACTTAGCGATAGTGCATGCTTGTACCATCTCTCTCCCACCACCACCCACCACGAGAACCTTCGCATCCAATATATGTTCTTTAGAACTCGTGGTAGATTTTTTAGAAATGGACATTATTTTGAGATATATTTATATATCTCTTTTTTACTTCTTTTTAAATATTTGGATTAATATTCCATTTTTTTATATCTTATCAAATTTATTAAAAATAATATTCAGAATAATAATCGAAGTATACTTCTGGGGTATAACTACGCTCACCAGTCCTCCCATCTCTACGGTTAAGGTATATAGTATGTAATTCCTTAAAATCTTTCATTAATTCTCTTTTAAATTTATCAACTTCTAAAATATTTTCATAATGTGCCATATCCGTATCCTTTAATTCTCTTTTTTTAAGTTTTCCTTCATTTCTTTTTGTTACTGGATTGTATGCTGAACTATCGGGAACCCCTTTACGGTGTCCTATTATTTTAGTAAGTGCTTTTGACGCACTTTTATCAATTCTATCTCCTAGAATGAAAATACTCTTTCTATAGTATTCATCATATTCACTATCCGCCGGCACAACACCCATCAACAATAAGATAAAAAAACGTTTTGTTTGTTCTATATCTACTTGTTCATCTTCTGGTATATACCCTCTCATTATTAAAGTATTATATTCTTCTTCTAATTTATCTAATACATGTTTCAGGGCATCAATACCATCTATACCAAGAGATTTAATATAAACTCCTTCTGCTTCATATTTATTATGTTCTATACTGATATTTTTTCTTTTAACAAAGACATCTTTATCTTTTTTCATGTATTTGAAATTTAATGCCAACATATGGAATGAATTACATGGCGTTATAAGATATGTCTTGTCCCCTGGGAAGCGGTTTCTACCTCTAAAATAGAATGGATCAGTATGAACATACAATCCCATTTCCTCAAGTATTTCTAACATAGAATCTACGATAATTGGTGGGAAATATTTAGTCCCATACATTTTACGACCATCAGGGTATTTTTTTCTATTATCTAGACTTACCGATGCTGCAGTTAAATAATCTTTTATGTGTACATGGGGTGGCATGATAAAATCTGGTAATACATTCTCAAAATTATTAATAAATACTTCTGTTAAAAGTTTATTGTCCCTACAAGGTGTTATGTATGTTGCCGCAAATTTCTTATCCTGATATAAAGAAGGATCATTATCTAACATTTCTTTTAACTTCATGCAACCAAGTATTGAAGGGTTTTCATAATATTTAATCTTTTTTTCATAAAATTCTTCTATATTACCTCCATCACTAAGTTCATCTTTTAAAATTTCCTTATCAACCCTCAATGTTTGTGTCTTATTATAATGATCTAATAATTCTTTTCTTTCTTCGGGTGCATGTAAATAAGCATCTTCGGAATTAACATCCATTTCTTCTTCAGTTAATTTATATAATTCTGGAGGTGTTTCTCTTTCTTTATATAATAGTTTCATCCCTTCTCTAAATTGATCTTCTTCATCTTTCATTAAGAGTCTCTCTTCAGGTATGTAAAGGTACTCTGGCATAAAACTATTTTGTAGTATATCGTCTTCAACATTGATAGGAGAAGGGTATGGAGCTACTTCATTCCCTTTGATTAATTGTTTTTCCTTAGTCCTTTCATAATCCCTACGATGCATATCCATTAATGCTTCTTTATTTTTTTTAAATGCTTTTGTTTGTCGCCATGGTATATTTGCCCGTGGTTGATATATATTATCTTTATCAAATGTATATCTCCTACCATATTCATATTTATCTTCATCTGACGGACTCATTCCTTCAAAGCGAGTTCCTCTTTCTTTTAACCTTTCTAAATCACCCCTTAGAGTCTCAATATCATCACCCATAGTATTCCGCAATGTAATTCTTTCGATTAATTGATGATCCATAGGACCATCCGAAGATTCTTCTTCAACAACTTCTTTTTTAGGGATTCTCTTTTTCGCTTTTGATCTAGTTTTTTGTCTGCTTCTCCCTGACTTACTTTTTCTATTCTTCCGAGTCCTTGATGCAACTCTTCTTTTAGAAACAGATGGTCCTTGAAGATTACTTGATTCCATTTATAATAATATAATATATTAATTATTTAATGGTCCAAATAGTAAAAGATATAGGTAATATATAACTAATGATATAATTAATGATATAACTAAACCCCAACCGAAAACTAGACATAGTGTTTTACAACACTTATCCAATTCTTGATCATTCCTTATCCGTCCTCCGTTATTTAATTCTTTTATAGATTTCATAGTATACTGGTTTAATGATATCTTTTTGGTTATCAAATTTAGTTTGTATTATTTAATAATGCATTGCATTCACTAATATATTCAGAAGGGGAATAGATACCCTGTGCAACTAATAAACCGGTTGTCCCACCCACCACAACAAGCGTTATAATCCAACCAAAGAAAACTTTCCATGCTATTTTCCAGTTGATACCAGAACACTTTCTAAAATCTTCTAAGGCAGCAACACCTATGGTTGCCCCTACTTGACAATGAGTGGTTGATAATGGTATTCCTAAACGACTCCCAATAATAATAATTGTTGAAGAACCCAATTCTATAGAAAATCCCCTGCTAGGAGTAATACATGATAGTTTTACTCCTATAGCTCTAATTATCTTATAACCATACAATAAAAGACCAAGGGAAATCCCTACACCACCCATTGCCAATATTAAATATCCATGTTTATTCATTTCAACACGACTACCCATTTCACCTTCATTCAAATAAATAGAAACTATTGCAGCATATGGTCCTATAGCATTAGCGACATCATTTGCTCCATGACTAAATGAATCGCATACTGCTGTAAATATTTGTAAATATTTAAAACTTTCTTCAGTTTTTTCATCGAATTTTTCAGAATTATCATGTATTCGCTTTACTTCGTCAACTTTTACTTTATTTATATCATAATTAATATTATCTTTGATTGATTGAATTGACCTTCTAAAGATATTCTTTTCTTTTACATCTCGTTGTTCAAGAACAAGTGGCGTTACAGGGACTATTTCTTCATCCGTCCGTGAAAATATAAGATTAATCCTTTGTTTCATTTTTGGAATAAATGGTATTATGATTCCTCCAGAAAATGTTCCTGCCATCAAAGCAATTATTACCGCGTTTAACGCAGATAAATCATCTAAACCAATACCTTTACCACCCTTATATATAATAAAGAAAGTATTCAACATGATAGTCATTGAAACAAAAATGGGTATTGACCAATAAGATTTATCAAAACTATTCTCTCTGCGAAGAACAAGTGCCCTTGTAGAATAAAAAATTGTTCCGGAAACAATTGCAGAAAATATTGGGGATAAAAACCACGAAATAACTATACCTAATACTCCTCCAACCCAGGGGAAATTATCTGTGGATTTATACCATAATACACATTCTGGTCCTCCAGTAACCATTGTCATTCCGATCATTCCACCAACACATGAATGTGTAGTTGATACTGGCATTTCTAGATAAGATGCTAAAAATAACCACGCTCCAACGGAAACAAGGACGCAAAAACACCCATAAATAAAAATTTCAGGATCATCTTCAAAACATTCATAATCGGCAATACCTTTTCTTATAGTCTTTGTTACATGTGAACCCATTAGAATAGCACCCGCACATTCAAATATTCCAGCAATAACAACTGCTTTTTTAACAGTAAGGGCTTTTGACCCTATTGAGGATGCAAAAGCATTTCCGACATCATTAGCACCTATTCCCATTGCGGAAATAAAGGAGGATACCCCACCCGCTATAACAATCCACAAGTAATCAGACAGCATAATCTATACTAATATATATCAGATTTTTTTAAATATTTATTTCTTATTTTTCAACCAATCATCATATTTCTCCTCAAATACATCAAGTTCCTTTCTCCAAATATCCTTGATATCCATAACTTCAAGGGAATTAAATTCTTCCTTATTCTTATCAATATCATTCTGAAGTTCTTCCAGTTTCTCAGATGTGAAGTTATAGATGGAAAGATTGAGGAGATAATTATACTCGCTCTTAATTTCACGCCCTTCTTCATAATCAATAATCATTTCTTTTTCATAGAAAGGATATTCAAGTTCACTTAGTTTCTCAATAATAGATTTCTTACTCTGCTTATTAACTACAATGACTTCATTAATAACATCGTTAATGAAACGCATCTTCGCTTCTAGATGCTTAATGGTCTTTTCAATATTATCAAGGTCATATTCCTTTCTCCTTACATACATGTTTAATCTTGTATAATAATGCTCATCCATAATCTTATAGATATTGTCATACTTTGTAATACTTCCATCCTTATTGTAAAGATGCATGTTCGTTGTAGATTTTGTTGATTGGAGTTTAAACTTTTCTTCAATAATATCCTTTACTTTGTAAGTATTATCAAATAGAGTCTCATCACTTACCTTGACTGAAAATTTCACAGTTTCATCTGTTGAATGATTTTCGTAATCTAGAATCCACGAGTCTTCATCTTTGATTATATTTTCAATGTATTCCTTAAAATCATGGGTCCATTTTCCAATAGGTAGTTCTGTAATTTCCACCATCTCATCAATAATCTTATACTTTCCACGAGTAATAAATTTAATTGTATTATTCTTATCACTCTTTTTAGTTATCTTCCCAGTAAATCCCTTATAATAAGGCATCATTGAAAAGTAAGGGTCTCCATTCATCTTACGCCTGATATTATTAACACATTCCTTAGGATTAAATTGTGGAATATTTGTACTAAATCCAGTTCCAATACCAACCATCCCATTTACAAGCACCATCGGAATAATAGGACAATACCATTTAGGTTCAACAATTAGACCATCATCATCAATATAATCTAGAAGAGGAAAGTCCTTTGATGGAAAGATATAATCAGTAAGTGGATTCAATTGTGTATGAATATACCTAGCACTTGCAGAATCAGTTCCACCCATGATACGTGTTCCAAATTGACCATTCGGTTGAAGGAGATTAATGTTATTTGATCCCACAAAATTTTGTGCCATTCCAACAATAGCACCCTGTAGTGACATCTCACCGTGATGGTATGCTGCTTGTTCACTAACATAACCAGCAAGTTGAGCAACCCTAATTTCCGAATATAGTTTTCTCTTCAAACAAGAGAATAGAATCTTCCGCTGAGATACTTTCAAACCATCAATGCAAGAACCGATTGAACGAAGGTTATCGGAATTTGAGAAGTGTTTAAATTCAAGATGGATAAATTCATCAATCCGTGTATCTTTTTTGTTGTAATCAAGGATCTCTTCTTCCTTGTATGACTTTAACCAATCTTTCCGCTTATCTGCCTCTGTCTTCTTGAATGCTAGAACCATAGTATCATCTGTTTTTCCACCTGTAATATATTGATTTACTTTAAGGTCTTTAAAATATTCTTTTGCTTCACTAGAAGTAGATGTTCCCAATCCCTTGTAATACTTAACCTTCCAATGGTTGTTATAATGTTTATCTTTCCACTTATTATAATCAGTCAATGTATAGAATGACTTTACTTTCTTACTCTGAGATACTTTGATAATAGGCGTAACCATACAATTGATATAATTTAGTTTAAGAAGTTCAGGCCATTCACTATGGAACAGGTTCAGAATAAGTCCCTTAATATGAGATCCATCATGATCCTGATCTGTCATAATCATAACCTTACCATACCTTAGTTTCTTGATGTCTTTATAAACCTTACCACTCTCAAGACCTAGAATTTTCTTAATATTTGTAATTTCTGCATTTGATGATACTTGCTTAATAGAAGCATCACGAACATTAAGGACCTTACCCTTAAGAGGGAATACCCCATACTTATCCCTTCCAACAACAGACAATCCAGCAATTGCCATAGACTTTGCTGAGTCTCCCTCCGTAAGGATGAGTGTACATTGTTCTGAACGCCTTGTCCCTGCCCAATTAGCATCATCCAGTTTTGGAATATCGCGGAGTTTATTCTTCTTTGTTCCATTTGTTTTCTTAGCAAGGGTCTTATCTTTGAATTCAGAAAACTGCATTACCTTTTCAGATAGTCCCGCATTATCGCATAGATTTTTGATAAACTTGTCAGATATTTCCGGTTGAGATCCAAATTTAGATTTAGGTGTAATGAGTCTTTCTTTTGCCTGTGAATCAAACGAAGGATTCTCAATAACACAGTTCAAATAGATAGAAAGATACCCCTTAACATACTTCTCCATTACATCCTTCTTATTCTTCTTTTTGATATACTTAACAACCATTGATGAAATCATCTTTGAAATAACATCTACATGAATACCACCATTAGGAGTTGAAATGCCATTCACAAAAGACACTTGTTCAAACTTATCATTATTAGATACTGAAACACCTAGTTCCCATCTATCAGAACATTTTTCATAAATCTTCTTTGAAGGACTTGGATAAAGTTCAATATAATCCTGAAATGATTTAATATTAACCTTACTACCATTATAAAATACTGAAACCTTGTTATCAGTTACACCTGCAATGTCATTGACACGGCGTTTCATTAGTCCAACCATGTCTGCTGTATATCCATCAATCTCAAATCTCTTAAAATCCATCTTCCATGTTACCTTTGTATAAGGTTTACCAGTATATTTCTTAATAACCGGTTCACCAACCGTCTTCATATTATCAGAAAAGTTTTGAATGTATTTCTTTTTTGTAAAACGATCACCGACTTCTATATCAAAATTATCAGAAAAGATATTTACAATTTTTGCACCATAACCATTCTTCCCCCCAACTGTGCGTTTCTCACCTTTCTTATAATTGCCAGATGTCAAAAGACGACCAAAGATTAGATTTGGATTATAGACTCCACTGCTATGCTTCTCAACCTTAATTGAGTCGCCATTATTGTAGATGCTAACAATACCCGTTTCTTTATCAATCGTAACCTTTATCTCTGTAAGGTTTACCGAACCTTCCCTATCTTTCAACCTTTCACGTTGATCTCTCGCATTTACAATAATCTCGTCAAAACATTTGTATAGCACCGGAATATACTCAATCTCTCCAAGTGAAATAGTTTTTTCTTCATCTTTCATGATTGGCAAAATACCTTTAATCATCTGGTCTGAACCAGCATATGTATCCGAGTTCTCATAAATATGAGTTCGGAGGTCTTTTTCTTGGTATTCTTCATCATTATCATTTTTCTTAGGAGGCATCTTATTACTAGTTATTTGTTGTGATATTTTTTTAAATAACAATCAAATTTTAAATGTTTACTTATAATATATGAAAAGGTATGAAGAACTAGATATACTAAAAGGTATTGCAGTAATATGTATGGTTATCTTTCATTTCTTTTATTTCCCAAATAAATACGGATTCAAAGAAATAGAATATGATACACCACTATTAAAAACTATCGCAAAAATAGCGCAATTTATATTTATAGGTGCTGTGGGGATTAATCTTACTTTATCAAAAGAAAAATCAAAAAAAGAAAATAAGAATGACTATATTAAGAAAAATATTAAACGTGTTTTAAAACTATTATTACTTGCATTAATGATGTCTTTATTCACATACTTTATATTTGGAGATGAATTTGTAAAGTTCGGAATATTACATTTTATAGCATTTGCATCATTGTTTCTATTCTACATTGTAGATGATTTAAAAATTATATATACTTTACTAGTTGTCTGTATACTCATATACTATTTAATAATTAAAACACCGACTTTATTTGCCGTTGTTCCAGAAAAATTAGCATTTGTTTCGGGGTTCTATAATTTTAGATTTAATTCTGTTGACCATTTCCCTATATTCCCATGGATTATAGTTGTGCTTATAGGTGTATTAATCGGTCATGCTATCAAGAATAAAAAACCTCAATTACCCGATAATATAAAAAAAAATATGGCAGTTTCCTCCCTTGGTTCTATTGGGGGAAAATCTTTAGAGGTATATTCTATCCATTGGATTATACTCTATGTTGTCTATTGCATAATATACTCAAAATGGATAAGATAAAAAAAATCTAACTAATGTTTTTGTGTTTTTGGTTTTATTCTTTTTTTGTGTTTTTGTGTTTCTTATTCCTTCTCCGCAACACGCTCAGCATGTGCCTTCTCCTCATCATCGTCGGCGAAGCGAATGCCAGCGCCTCCGTTGCCAGGGAACCCAATATGATCGTCCTCAAATGTTACGATCCATTCCTTGTCATCTTCATCCCAGTGAAGGGTGTACTCAATCCCATCAACCATGTGCGGTTTCTCCTCGTGATCCTCTTCCTCCTCCTCCTCTTCTTCCTCCTCTTCCTCCTCCTCTTCCTCTGGGAGCTTGAGAGTGTCTGCGTCCAGTGCATCCTCCTTCGGTTCCTCAACCTCCTTCGGTTCCTCAACCTCCTTCGGTTCCTCAACCTCATCATCCTCAATCACCTGCTTCTTGGGAGTGCGACCACGGTTGGAAACACGTTCGTTCTTGTTCCCATCCTCATCATACATCCACCGATGCTCCTTGCAGTCCTCTTGGTAACCGTCCTTGAAACTACCCTTCGGCAGCATAGGCTTCTCCGGGCGGTCCTCGTTCACCTTTCCAAGCCACCAACCGTTGGGCATGAAGAAGTCCTGCTTGAGGTGGTTCTTGCAGAAGCAACCGTCATACTTTTCAAGGTATTCCGGGAGGCGGGCGAGTTGATCCTCGTCCATCTTCTCCTTGAACCCCTCCATGACCTTCTCCGCCTCGTCAGAAGGAACCTTCTTGCAGGAAGAACACTGGATGTTGTCGTATCCAAGACCCCCCTCTGCCTCCCACTTCCGTGCGAAGCATCGGCACTCGTTGAACTCTTCGTCGTTTCGTTCTTGGAGGTTGGCAGAGACCTTAGGAGTCTTCTTGGCACCTGCCTTCTTCCCCTTAGCCTTGGTCTTGGGCTTGAAGTAGTGGGCGAGGTCCTCATCTGCCCTGATCCGGTCGTAGGAGTCTTGGGTGATGAACTCGCGCTCCAGGAGGTCCTTGAGGAGTCCCTCCATGGGAGCCATGCCTTTCACGAGGTTGTTCTTAGCAACGGTAAGAGCAGCCATTGTTCGGTTGGGAGGTGTTGTGAGAGTAGTGTAGTCGTTGTTTGTTAGTCAATGTGTTTGTTAGTTCTGCTATGACTCTCAAACGAAGTTTCAAATTTTCTGTAGACCGGGTGAATTCTGGACGCTGGGAGACGATTCTAGGAAAATTTGAAAGAAGGTTTTCCAAGACAGTAAAACACTCACAAACGCTCACAAACGCTCACAAACGCTCACAAACGCTCACAAACGCTCACAAACGCTCAGACACTCGTCAGAGGATGTCCACCGTCACTTTCGACGTCACCTTCTCCTCGCGGGACATTCTGAGGGACCCCCAGATCAGGAAGGCTCTCCGCGAGAGGGAAGACACCTACCTGAACAACCTCGCCTGGTTGGACGAAGACCTCGCAGAGAAGCGCCACCAGGAGAACATCAACTGGTTGGATGAAGACCTCGCAGAGAAGCGCCACCAGGAGAACATCTCCTGGCTTGACCAAGACTTGAACAACAAGATTGACGATGCAGCAGCAACCACGATTCAGAAGTATGCCCGCAGGATGAACGTCATGAACACCATTGCATCAGCATCGGAATCGGGTGGCATGGATGGGTTATTGACCATGGGTCCTTCTGGAAACCTCCGCGTTCCCAAGATCTGGCACTGCGGGCATGGCTCCAAGTGGGGTCGTCCTGATGGAAAGGAGGAGAAGAAGAAGATGGCGAAGCGCTATGAAGATGGGTTGAAGAAGAATACCTGTTTCATCCACCACGGATATGATGAGCACTGTGGTCGCGGTTACAACACGACAAAGCAGATGAAGAATTTTCAAGAACATGCCAAAGAAGGGGATGTCATCTTCACACACTGTGCGGCGAAAGGCGGATTGACCCACTATGGATTCTTCACAGGGAAGATCATCCAAGAAGAAGTTCAGGATAGGGAGGACAGGGAGAATAACCGAACATCCATTCAGAGTTATATCTGTGTGTATGGGTGGATCCCTCTCCCAGAAGTGGTGAAGGGTGTGGGAAGAAACTGCACACTTTACGAGGTGACTCCAAAGGACAAGAAAGGAAACGACACGAAGAACTTCCAGAACTACATCAGGTCTGCTCTCGGAATTACATCCTCCTAAATTCTAGATAGACTCGCATAAAAAAGAAAAGACAAAAAACACCATCCCCTTTTTTTATCCTTCGGGTAACCATTGAAATTTGAAAATTTATGTTATGGTATTAAACCACATAACAGACAAGAAAGGATGGCACTCAACAAGCACTTCGCCACGCACACCCTCTCCCAGGGAAACACCCCCACATTCCCACCTCAACCCGACATCGTTGAAGTGGCGAGTGCCATCTTTGACGGACACTACCCTCAAGTGACAGAGAAAACGGTCCTTTGTATCCAGGCTTGCCCAAGTCAACTTGGTGAAGGGGATGTGAGTTCTAACCTAAGGCACAAGCATGACAAAGAGAAGAACAATCAAGGGTGTGCTCGGTGGGTTGAAATCCTCACAAAGGTGGGTGGTGTCTTCAGCACAACACTCTCAAGGGACGATAGACTACGGATGTATACCATAAATGACGATGGCTCCATTGACGTCTACAACAAGCAGAAGGATGGGATCCCGGAAGAAAAGGAGACCCTGAAGAAGTTCCTTGAATACTTTGGAATGGACGCAGAAAGAGTAAAGGTTATGAAGGGGGCATCTGCTTATGGAGCAACCTACATGGCAGATATGCTTTCACTGATCATGACCATGGAAACAATGTTCAACACTGGTATTTTCAACCCTGAATGGTATGTTCCAGAGGTTGTCAAAGCGGGAGATGAAAGACTCCAACCAGTTGAGAAGGAAGATGGTAAGGTTTGGACACCCATTGAGGGGAACGACTACCTCTACTTCACCCCATCGGAACAAGGAACAGGTGTGAAGATTATGAAGTATGGTGGGGACTTCTCCGATATTTATTCAAAACTACAAGAACTCCTTTCACTTGAAGAAAATGAAGTGAAGGCGGACCTTCGCAAGATGTTTAGTTTCTGCAGTGCCTATCACCGCTTCAGTGATGTCTGGATCAACGACATTGATGATGCGTTGACGCTCTACATGACCCTCAATGCATACAGTCACGCAACACTCTCACCCCAAGAAGAAAAGGTAAAAGCACAACTTATGACAATCACATCAACATTCTTTCAGTAATCACGGAAATATTCCCAATTTTCAGTAACATACATAATCTCTTCTTTATTTAATCCAAATTTCCAATCAAAAATTAAATTTTTTTTAAATGCTTCTCTAATATCAACATAACCTATATTTCCATTATCATCGTTTGAAATATCTCCATCTTTATAATATGTAAAGTGTCCGTGTTTATATTCTTTATACCAAATACTAAATATCCCCTTTACAATTTCATTTGTCATTCTACTTATACTTATACTTAGGGGAAAAATACATTTAACTTAATTATATTTTAAACCATACTTCTGAATATATTTACCTTTTTTCTTATGATAGTCGTCATTATAAATAGATAAAAAAGATTTATAAATAAAAAAAAACCACCTTTCAAAAACGAGGGTTTTCCATATATTATTATTCTGAAAAATAAGGTTTATAAAAAAGTATGTTATAGGTGTCCTTAAAAACATTAGTAATTTAATTTGTTTATATTTTATGTAATTCCTCAGAGTCCCTAAGAGAGGGGTAATAAGATATAATAATATCATAATAATTAATATTTAAAAATTTATTCTTAAATAAAGATAAAAATGTACTATAATCGTGGAAAAGAATTACAAAAGCAAAATAATTATAGGAATGGATGGAATATTTCTAAGAAATATACAGGTATATTGATGCAACATAGTGAAAATGATAGGAATATTAATATGTGTTTTGCTATTCATAGTCAATATATGCGCGAATTAGCGGCAAATGGTATTCCAAGAAGTAAAAAAAATAATTATATTCAATGTTGGGGAACACTATTGAACACACTACTTAAAAATCCAAAGATTAAGGTGCAAAGGGCTGCTATTAAGCTCCTTCATCAAACAAGTGTTCAACGCGCCTACTTAAAATAAAGGGACTTGTCTGCGTAAGAAGTTTCTAATTTATATTCTAAGAATATAAATTTATGGATACTTACCTTCATTAGTGACCTCCTCAAAATTTGAAGATCCCTGTATTATACAACGGGAAACTTCCTCGGTTCCACTTTTATGATTCGTGCCAGTTGAAGGCTCTTTACAGTAACAGTCTGGAGTGAATGGACTCGTCGTTGGTGACCCTAAATAATGGCGTGGTTGCCAAACCCCTGTTTTACAATAAGGTTTGGTATTTGGTGTGAATTGAGGTGAACAGATTGAGGTATCTACATCACATGAACCAGTTGCGTCATGGGGATTTGGGTCCCGTGGTGGTCCGGAAGGATTCCATATACACTTACGGTAAAACCCGTCCTCACTTTTTTCAAAGGAACCACTACATTTACCTCCATTATCAAAGTCAAGGCGACTACAACCGTCACCTTCGTCACCCTTGTAGGCGTCGTGTGTTGAGTCCCCTGAAACTACAATACCTCTCGTATCCCCACAGGGTGGGGCATCAAGGAGGACACCCTCGCCACCACCGCCACCGCCACCACCGCCACCACCGCCACCACCGCCACCGCCCCCGCCGCCGTCAGAATCACTAGAATCATCTCCTCCAGTGAGGAGGACAATTAATCCTATTCCAGCGGGGAGGACACATAATAATAAAACACCAACTACAATTAATGGCACCATATTTTTTTTCGTTTCCATATATATTATATAATATATTTAATCTAATATTAGTCTTCCAGATGGATTATTACCGACATTATCAACCCATTTAGGCATCCATTCGTATGGTATTATATTATAACATGATGCATAATGTTTATTAAATAAGGAAGAATATAAGTCTTTTTCTCCTCCATAACCATTTTCTTTTGATTTTTCATCTATTATTTCATACCATGGTCTTTCATTTTTTGAAACACCATCAGAAAATCCATCTTTTCTCCTCCACAAAAGTTCTTCGGGAAGTTCACCTTCAAAGGATTTTCTTAATAAATATTTCTCCATACCGTCTCTAACAGTTTTTAATTTTGGATCAATTCCCATATAATAATTTAGAAACTCTTTATCAAAAAACGGAACCCTTAATTCCAATCCATTTCCCGCAGTTGTTTTATCTGCCCTTAGAACATCAAACATTCTAACATCCTTTAAAAGTCTTATCGTTTCTTCTTGAAAATCATTTGGTGTAGGTGCCTTATGGAAATATAAATATGAACCAGATGCTTCGTCACTCCCCTCACCACTTAATATTACTTTAATATTTGTATTTTCTGCAATATACTTTGATAATAAATACATTGGAACAGATGCCCTGATTGTTGTTGTATCCCTAGATTCTATCTGATAAATAGTCCCTTCTATAGCATTATACATATCATCTTCTGAAAGGACAACTGATGTATGGTCGGTTCCAAGGAATTTTGCAACCTTTTCTGATGCTATTAAATCAGGTGACCCCTCTAATCCAATAGAGAAAGTTTTAACCTTTGATGGTTCAATAAATTTACACACAATTGATGTTATTACGCTGCTATCTAACCCACCCGATAAAAGACACCCTATTGGTCTTTCGCTTAGTAACCTTTTCTTAACAGCATCTATTAACTTACTTTTAATTGTAGTTATTATATCATCCTCATTACTGGTTACGCTATTATATATAAAAGTATAATAAGAATATGTATGGAGTTTGTTTGTTTTAAGGTGATACAATGAATAACTCCCAGGGGGGTAAAATTGGATATCATCTCTAAAACCATATATTGATTTCATTTCTGATGAAAGAGTAATACTCCTGCAATTTTCATCACCCCCGCTTTTACTCCAATATAGTGGTCTTACACCCAATGGATCATGTCCAATTGATAAAGTCTTTGTTAACCTATCATACAAAACAAAAGAAAACACTCCATCTAACATACGGATATAATTATTAATTGGCATTATATTTGATAACTTAATGATTATTTCACAGTCACTACCCGTTGTTAATGTAATGTTGAACTTTTCTGCGAGTTCCTTATAATTATAAATCTCACCATTACACATTAATATCTTATTATCCATTTCCATTGGTTGATTCCCTAATTCATTTAAACCATTGATTGCTAAGCGGTGGAACAAAAAATAAATGTTTTTTTCATCATCAACTATTTTTTCAACAGTTGAGTCTGGTCCTCTATGACTTATTTTACTACCATATTCTCTAATATTTTCTTTATCAATAGTATCTTCTGAAAGATGTAAAAATATACCACACATACTTTACATAATTTATAATCTATCTTTTAAATATCTAATATTAAATTTAAAAAAGTTATTTAGTAATGTAGTTTCTTCCGAATTTCATCCAAAGACCAACACTAATTACAAATCCGAGTGTAAAACCATATACATCAATATTAGGGTCACCTTTTAGAACCGGTGTTAGAAGGAATGGTCCAATGAAGAATGTTAAAAGGGAATAAAATACCATAATACCAATAGTTGTTTTATTAGAAAGGTGTGTCATTTATTTATATTATATATAGATATTATTCTAAGGATTGTGTCGCCAAATTATCAGCACATGCATTACCAATAGAATGCTCATCCCCCTTCCCAGTATGTGCAGGAATATATTGTAAGTCAATATTCTTATATTTTTTGAGGATATAATATCCTTCTTTTATTATTTCCAAATTCAATATTTGTGATTTATTTTTTTTTGTCCAATCATTTTTTTCCCAATTTTCACCCCACGTTGTAAGGACATTAATGCTATATTTTGAGTCAGTATATATTGTCACTAAAACACCTTCATTTATTTCAGTGTTTAATATTTGAAATACTTCCATTATTGCGAGTAATTCAGCACGATTATTTGTCTGTTTACCACTTATCTTTCTAGAGACATTCCTTTCATCCTCAACTCCAAAATAAACACCGATACCTGCTTTTGCACCAGGTTTACCATTATTACTGCATGCTCCATCTGTATATACCTTTATATTACGTATTTCGCCATTTATTCTACCATATTTAAGGTATATTTCAGCATTTTCACGTGTATCAAATCTAACAAAATCTATATTACAATCTTCTTCTGTGTAAATTTTTTGAGCACTTTCTTTTCTAATAACACAATATTTCATAGTATATACAATCTTTTTTATAAATTATCAAATTTATTCCCCTTTTAATTTATTTATGCGGTCCCCGCGTGTTACGTCACATTTATCATATTCATCACTGTTCACTCTTTTAGGTGAATTATCAATTAATACGTATCCTTTAGAAAAATTAGTTAACCTTTCTTCAAGGTCTTGAGTATGCCTTTCATATGCTTTAATCACAGAATCTGAAAAACTGTTACCTGATACTATTAAAGTTTCTATTAATGGTTTTAATGGTGAATCAATGAGATATACCTTACGTTTTAATATTTCTTCTTTTATTTCTCCACTCGGTTCTATATCTTTCATAATAGATTCTAACAACATTTTTTCGTTCATAATTAAATATATATTCACTCATATTTTTAATATATTAAATTTGAATATTTTTTGAAAGAATTCTAAAAAAACTAAATAAAGATGCCACAAAAACTATCTTACAACCTTTTCTCAGAACCGACGGTCTTCCCAGACGACCATGTCAGGTATCCTGCAACTGAAAGCGGGACTATCGGTAAAGGTGTAGAAAATCCTTCCCATATCACGTTGGATGACTTTGATAACCCTTATTCTATCATCAATTTGTATCCTTACATTTTCCTTGGTCTATTAGATATTGTCTTTCTCTCTCTTATCTTGAAGTATTCAAGACATAAACTAATCACTGTATTAGGACTCATATACTCCCTTACCTCACTCTTATCAATTACAGTAGATATTTATAATGATATTACTTCACTCCAAATATGCGGTACTCCGTGGATCTGCTATGAAGGAGAACATGATATGCTTGAATATTCATCAGATTTCTTTATATATAAAGGAGAATGTTATGACAGAGCAAATAGTGGATATGATTATGGGGATAATCATAGGGATCCGGATGAGGAGCAGTGGAGTTGTCTTGATTCAAAATATGGGTGTTGTTATGTAGATGAACGTTGTAATATTGCTGTAAAAAATGATTACACATACTCTCAATTTACAAATTATCTTAATAATACACATAGTAATAGAATGATTATCCCACTTGCTAAAAAGGATCAAACTGGATCTAACTGTCCTCTTATAACAGATTTAATTGAAGATGAAATTAATCACGAAAAAATGGGTGGAATAAAAATTTGGTTTGGATCTCTAGTACTAAAAGTAGGTATTTTTGTATCTCTCATATACTGTATGAATCCTGACGACAAAGGAAAAGGATACAAACAACATCAGGATTCCTCAAAGGATGTTGAAAAACCATAATGGTTTAAAGATATACAATAATATCATGAATAAAATGTCTCTAAATTATAATAACTCTGGCGTTAGTATTAGTAATGGTAACTCTTTTGTTGATATTATTAAAGAAGTAACACAAAATGATAAAATAGGGGGATTCTCCGGTATATATGAATACAATGGTATTCGGTTAGTTGCTTCTACAGACGGAGTTGGGACTAAACTTAAACTGTGTAATAAATATAAAAAATATGATACAATTGGAATTGATCTTGTCGCGATGTGTGTAAATGACCTTATTTGTCAAGGAGGGAAACCTTTATTTTTTTTAGATTATTATGCAATGGGTAAATTAAATACTAATGTTGGTAAGGATATCATTTCAGGCATTAATATAGGATGCCAGCAATCAAAATGTATGTTGTTAGGTGGAGAAACTGCTGAAATGCCCTCCCTTTACAATGAAGATGATTTTGATTTAGCGGGATTTTCCGTAGGTGTTATTGAGGGTGAAACCCTACCCCAACAAATGAAAGAAGGTGATAAAATATATGGATTAAAATCTTCAGGTGTTCACTCAAATGGTTATTCACTCATTAATAAAATCCTTGAAAAAAATGAGTATAGTCCTGATGAATTATTGAAACCAACAAAAATATATGTAAATGATATCATTTACCTCAGAGGAAAATATGGTTCAAGTATAAAAGGGATATCACACATTACAGGTGGAGGTATAATTGATAATATACCTCGTATTATTAATGAAGGACTCAATATGAATATTACAGAATCATGGGAAGTCCCAGAAGTGTTCCATTGGATACTTAAAAATTCCGATATGACTGTTCAAGAAATGTTACAAACCTATAATTGCGGAATAGGTATGGTTCTTATTTTTGATAAAGATACTACTATTGACCCTGATGATGAGTTAATAAAACTCGGAGAAATAATTCAATCAGAAGATAGTATTGTGGATTATCAATTAATTGAAGCATCATTCAATTAAATTATAATATATATATATAATGGTTGTAAAAGGTAAGAAAAAATATAGTCGTAAGAAAGATAAGGGTATTAAAAAAGATAAGAAAAAATATACTCGTAAGAAAGGTAAAGTCCTTAAAAAAGATAAGAAACAAAAGGGTGGAATGGAAAAAGCGATAGTCCCCGCGAACGTTGATAAAGACTACATTATGAGTCTACCTATAGAAGCACGCATGCAATTTTTACATGAACAAAGGGAGAATGACCCCGAATCATTTATGAATTTAATGCAAACTATTATGGTTAATCCCGGACCTGTTATCACAAGACCTGTTATCACAAGACCAATAATGGAACCAGATGTCCCTCTACAACTAGAGGATATTTATCCTGAATTTGACGATCAATTAGAACGTAAGTATGTGTGGGAAACAGATATTTTTAATCAAGATTTCACACCAGAAAACCTAGATTACGACAATTGTAGGAGACTTCAAGATTATTGCGAATTATTTCCTAGGAAATGTTATTTGAATAGAGGTTATCTAGAAAGGTTAGTTAAACCTTGTCAAGAAGTTAAAAAAACACAATTATTAATAAATAAATTTATGAATGGTTATCAATTTATCCCAGACTTACATGAAAATAACCGCCAAGGTGACCCAGATACCAGGGTTGATATTGAATATGAGACCGAAGAGATTATAACAGATATGTATAATAATAAATATCCAGGTATTGTCCCGACCGATGAACTGGGTCCAGTATCTGCTTTTCACGGGTCTTTTGGACAACCAGAGGAATCTCCCCCGAGAAGGGCAAGGCGTCTGCGGAGGTACCGTGCGGCAGCGGAAGGGTTGGAAGGGAATATTCCTAATTATGTTTTAAACAATACTTTAGATGTATATATACGGAGAATAGACATCCCCGATGATATTAAAAGAATGTTTCAAAAAATTATATATACTTTTGAGTTAGATCAGGAACCCTTATATGGAGAGAGTGCATCTATTACCGATTTTCTAGGTAATTTAAGAATGATTGAAAGAACACCACAATACAATTCTTTCCCAGGATTTATAGAATATATAAGAAACCAGTTTAAAAATTTAGAACATTATTCTGATTTAGAAGTTCAACAATTTGTAAATAAAATTTTGGAAAGATTAACTGATTTACTATAAATATATTTTTTAACTTATGATATTTAAAAATATACCTCAATGAATAAATAAAATGAAAATTGGTGTAGTAAGGTATCCTGGGACGAATTGTTTCTACGATACAATACGTTACTTTGGAGAAGAAAACTGTATTGAACTTTTGTGGGATAAATACGATGAGAGAGATCATTTAGATTTAGTAATTATACCGGGTGGTTTCGCATTCGGCGACCGCTATTATGAAAAAGCAACAGAGGAATATGAATATTCCCCTGGTAAAATGGCATTAGAATCAAAGGTTCAAAAATATATTCTATCTTTACATGAAAAAGGGGTACCAATTCTAGGTATTTGCAATGGTTTTCAAATATTAACAAAAATGGGATTACTTCCTGGAGAATTAATCCAAAATAAATCAAAAACATTTCACTCTAAATTAGTTGATCTAGAATATGATTTTGGAGTAGAAAAGGGAGAAACAAAAATGTATGTTGCGAACTATTACGGCAATTATCAGAACAATCATTTAAATGAAAAAGATATCTTTTTGAAATATAAGGATTTTGATAATGGTTCTATTTCCAATGTCGCAGGTATTATGAATAAAGAAAGAAATGTTTTTGGTATGATGCCTCACCCTGAAAGAAACAGCGATTTCAAAGAATCCTTATTAAGAAATATATTTAACCATACTGAAATAAGTCATAAAATAAACACTCTACTGAATTCAGAACATATCTCATACAGAAGCACCAAACAATATTTAAAAACATTACATACTGAAGGGGATCATGTTGTACAAGGTCCGGGAGAGAATGCAGGTATTGTAGATATTGGTGATGGATATTGTATTACCATACGCATTGAATCCCATAATCACCCGACCTATAAGAATGCGTTTGAAGGTGCTGCTACAGGTGTCGGTGGTATTATCCGCGATATCATTTGTATGGGTAGTAAACCTATTGCCTTATTGGACTTCCTTCGTTTTGGTTATGACGATAATTCATCTCAATTACTCAATAATGCTATCAAAGGGATTGCATATTATGGAAATACAATAGGCATACCAAATGTGGGTGGTTCATTATATAGGTCAGAGATATACAATAAGAATCCTTTAGTAAATGTAGCGTGCCTTGGAATCGTCAAGAAAGAAAATATTATATACGGTAATGCTTTGAATGAAGGAAGTTTATTGGTCTTGTGTGGTGCGAAAACTGGTAATGAGGGAGTTGATTCTGCAGTAATGGCATCGAAACACTTAACAGATGAGAAAGAAGGTAATATGCAGAAAGCAGATGCTTACCTTGAAAATCTTCTGTTGGATGCTTTTGTAGAAATATCAGATAAGGGGTTAGCAGAAGGATGTCAAGACTTAGGTGCTGGTGGAATACTCTGCGCAACTACAGAAGTTATTAAAAGGGGTAGAGAAAAGACCAAGGAAAATTTAGGGTGTGAGATTTATTTAGATCAAATCCCTTTAAAATCAGAACTAGATAATTATAGTATTTTAGCATCAGAAACACAAGAAAGAATGTTATTAGTGAGTAGTCGTGGAAATTATAGTGAAATAAGAAAGATACTTAGAAAATGGGGTCTTGAACATAAAGTTATAGGGGATGTAAATAATACAGGATGTTATGATGTTTATACTGGTCCGAAGGTCCCTTATAATAATCCGGACAACAATACATCAAGCTTCAAAAAAAATGAATTAATCTATACAGAATATTTCACTAATTTCAAGGAAGAAGATAACCATCTACCATTATCGTATAATGATAACCATAATAAGATTGATAAAATAAAAGATAGTTCATTGTGGGAAACATATGATCATACGATAGGTGCAAGGACCATTAAAGGACCTGATCAACCTGGTTCATATTCCATACTAGATCTATACGAAATAAATAAAAAATTAGTGATTACATGGGGTAATAATGTTGAATCCTGTCATTCTAAATTAAAAGGACTTAATGCATCTCCTCTCGGTGTTGTGAATTGCCTTAATTTTGGAGACCCTTTAACTTGTATAGGGGACTTTAAAAATCATATTGATCTTATGAATGAACAATGTAAAGAATTAAAAATACCTGTTTTAGGTGGTAATGTATCTATGTATAATACGACCGATGGAGTTGATATACCTTCTTCGGTTGTAATAGTTATGATAGGTCTAGAAGAGGATCAATAATTTAATTTTTCTCTAAGATAACTCCCCAGTTCCCGAGTTCATAAAATGACTCAATAATAGTAACACTATCATTAATTAGATTTTCTAATTCATCCTTTTTGAAAACATAATAATATCTTTCACCCATGAGATCACCCTTCTTGCTCTTCCAGGTAACCATATTATCTTGCTTTTCAAACTTTCTCCTTGAATTTTCGGGTTGTTCCAGTGCCCAAACGAGTAGTAGTATTCTACCACCCTTTTTAGTTACTCTGATAACTTCATCAATTGCTTTCTTTCTTTTTTCTGGAGTTGATAAATGGTGTATGACTGCTATACAAATTGTGTAATCAAACTGTTTATCCTCAAAAGGGACAGATAAAATATCACCATATACAACATCCAATCCATCGCCCTTGCAAATCTTTACTAATTCTTCACTAAAATCACAACCATAATTCTCACAATCAACCCTGTACTTCATATTCTTCCCATTTCCACATCCAATATCACCAATTTTACAACCAATCTCTACTTTGTCTAGAAAACTTTCAACACATGTCCATGGTCTGTATCTTGTATTGCTGAATTCTTTCGCAATTTTATTGTAAACATCTTTGACGTTGATTTCTTCAATACTCATATTTTAAAGTTACTCAATTGCTTTTATTCTTCAAATTTATTTTTACTTAAAGAAACTTTTTCAATGGAAATATATATATACAATGTCTTTTAAAGATAAACCTTTAAAAAAAATAGTTGCAGATACAAGGGTTACAATAGATGCTATACATACAGATATAGTAAAGGAATTCAAGAGTAATGGATTATCTCTTATAGATAAACAAAAAGAATTGGAGGTGTTAAAAAATATGGATGAAAAATCTAAGGATGATGATTTAAGAATATCTAATTTAGAAAGTGAAATATGTGAAATTGATAAAAAAAAAGTTGAAGAAATTGATTATTATCTAGAAACAACTGAACTCTTAACTGAATATTATTCAAGGAAAGATGGTTCATTTGAAGAAGAAAATAAAGAACTAAGTGTATTGGATTTTATGAATAAAAAGAATAAAGAAAAAAAATCAGATGATCTAATTAATAAATATATGGTAAAAGTGGACGATACAGTTATCCCCGAAAAAACTAATATTAATTTAGATATTTGCAGTGCTTGTAATAGTGTTCTCACACTTAAAACAGTGGATAGTGTTTTATGTTGTGAAAAATGTGGATTTACTGAAAAGATTATTATTAATTCTGAAAAGGTATCCTACAAGGACCCACCTAGAGAATCTTCATATTTTGCATATAAAAGAATAAATCATTTTAATGAATGGTTGGCTCAATTTCAGGCAAAAGAAACAACTGATATTCCACAAGAAGTTTATAATGGAATAATGAAAGAATTAAAAAAAGATAAATTTATAAAATTAGACGAATTATCTTATAAAACAGTCCGTGAAATATTAAAAAAGTTAAAATACAATAAATATTATGAACATATACCACATATTATCAATATTATAAATGGTCGTCCAGCACCCGTCCTTACTAGACAATATGAAGATCAATTAAGAATGATGTTTAAAGAGATACAGACACCATTTATGGAGCATTGTCCTACAGATAGAAAGAATTTTTTATCATATTCATATGTCCTTCATAAATTTTGTGAATTATTAGAACTAGACGAATTACTTTCTTATTTCCCTCTTTTAAAAAGTAGGGAGAAGTTACAACAACAAGATAATATTTGGGAAAAAATATGTCATTCCCTACAATGGCAATACATACCTAGTATCTAATGTCCATCTATAACAACCTTTTCAGGAATACAATTATCAAGGACAGCAAAAGTAGTTGCCGCCAATAACCCGATATAAAACGCGTGTTCATTGATTACCGAGCAATTTGGTATGTAGAAAGTTGACATAGAAACAACAAATAACATTATCAGATATTTTATTAACCTTTTTATATTCATCATTTATATAAATTAAATAAAAAAAATAAAATATATTATTATAAATATGGATACAAAACAAAACATGAATAATGGACGTGTTTCTGATGCAGAAAAAGTGAGCGAATACCGTAAGCTAGAGTCAGAAATACTATATAATAATCATCGCGAAGATTCACTAAAAGGTATATTAGAGAGGACAAAATTAAGTAATTTATTTTTATCGCCGGAAAACACAAAAAATATACAACAACAAATTAGATACAGGGTAAATCAGCAAACGGGTAAAGTTATATCTAATCAATCACCACAGGAAGTTAGCACTGTTATGAGATCAATATACTTACAAGAGGGTAGTGTTCCGGTTACATCGGATGAAGAAGCACTTACGGTTATTTCAAAATTAAACGAAGCAGTTATTGATTATTGTGTAAATCATGTCGTAGTTAAATTAAAACAAAATGATATGTATATCCATGATATATCTACATTGCCAACCCCTCTTGATAGACCACAATACGAAAAGAAAAACACAACATATGATATGAGCAACCTACTTTAATCAACTTCATCTATTGAAGGTCCTGCATCTACATCATCATTGGGGACACCCATGTCACCTGGCATACCATTCATAGGAACATCAGAACCTTCTTTTTCGTATACTTTTGTCATAACAGGACTTACAACAGAATTAAATTCATCCATATGACTTTCATATTCTTCTTTCGTATGTTCTTCTTCCATCCACTTTTCTTCTTCGGTAACCTTCTGATTAACCATATTTTTTTCATCTTCACTTATTTTATCATCCGCTTTTTCAATACTTGCTTTTGTTTGAAAGAGAACATTTTCATACTCATTCTTTTTTTCAACTTTTTCTCTAATTTCTTCATCTTCTTTCTTATATTTCTCTGCTTCTTTTACCATTCTTTCAATATCATCTGCATTTAATCTTCCACTATCATTTGTAATCGTTATATTCTTTTTATTTCCAGAACCTTTATCACATGCCTCAATATTCATAATACCATTTGCATCTAAATCAAACGTTACTTCAATTTTAGGGACACCCCTTGGTGCCGGTGGAATACCATCCAATTGAAATGTTCCAAGGAGATTATTATCCTTCGTCATTGTCCGTTCACCTTCAAAAACTTGGATAGTTACACTCGGTTGATTATCATCGTGTGTTGAAAATACCTGTGATTTATTCGTAGGGATTGTTGTATTGCGCTCAATTACTTTTGTCATAATACCACCAGCAGTCTCAAGTCCAAGTGATAATGGTGTTACATCTAGTAGCAATACGTCATTTGCTTTGTCATCACTTTTAACATTACCCGATAAAATTGCCGCTTGAACACATGCACCATATGCAACAGCTTCATCCGGATTAATACTTTTACTTAATTCTTTTCCATTGAAAAAATCACTGAGTAATTTCTGTACCCTCGGTATCCGTGTAGATCCGCCAACTAATACGATCTCATCTACACTAGATTTAGATACACTAGCATCAGTTAAAACTTTCATAACGGGATCCATACACTTATTAAATAAAAACATACAAAGTGACTCAAACTTTGCACGTGTAATACTACTGAAAAAATCAACTCCACCGCATAGGGAGTCTATTTCTATACTTGCAGTATTTCCACTTGAAAGTGTTCTCTTTGCTTTCTCACAACTAGTCCTTAGTCTCCGTAATGCTCTTTTATTATCTGTTATATCAATATTATTTTTTCTCTTAAACTCTTGAGTAAAATGATTTACGAGAATATTATCAAAATCTTCCCCACCCAAATGGGTATCTCCCGCGGTAGCCTTTACTTCAAATATACCATCATCAATATTTAATAAAGAAACGTCAAATGTTCCACCACCTAAGTCAAAAATCAAAACATTTTTTTCACCATCCCCCTTATTATCAAGACCATATGCTATTGCAGCAGCGGTTGGTTCATTTATAATACGTAAAACATTTAATCCAGCAATAGCACCAGCATCCTTGGTAGATTGTCTCTGTGAATCATTGAAATAAGCAGGAACAGTAATTACAGCATCTGTTACTCCTTCTCCAATATATGCCTCAGCAATTTCCTTCATCTTTATAAGGACCATTGAGGATATTTCTTCAGGACGATATGTTTTTGTTTCTCCACGATACTCTGCACTCACAACTGGTTTATTATTACCATCGTCAACTACTTTAAAAGGGAATTGTTTAATATCTGATTGAAGGGAAACATCATCAAATTTACGTCCAATTAACCTCTTAGCATCATAAACCGTATTTGTGGGGTTTTTTGATGCTTGATTTTTAGCACCATCCCCTATAATTCTTTCACTTTCTGTAAATGCAACATATGATGGTGTCGTCCGATTACCCTGATCATTTGCTATAATTTCACAGCGGTTATCTTTCCACCATCCAACACAACTATAGGTTGTTCCTAAGTCAATTCCTATCGCCACCATTATGATATATGGTATTTAATTACAGTAATACTTTAAATAATTTATTTATTGCCGGAAATAAAATGTTTAAAAATAAAATGTCCTATTTATAAAAATGAATATATCCGATAAAGAAGTTTCAGAAATTGTAAATAAAGAATATAACCGTCAAAAAAATGGTATTGAATTAATAGCGAGTGAGAATTTTACCTCACAGAATGTTATGGATGCCCTTGGTTCTATAATGACAAATAAATATAGTGAAGGTCAACCTGGAAAAAGGTATTATGGAGGTAATGAATATATAGATCAAATGGAACTCTTATGTAAAAGGAGGGCACTTTATTTATTTAAACTCAATGATAATGAATGGTCGGTAAATGTTCAACCTTATTCGGGATCTCCTGCTAATTTCGCGGTATTTACCGCCCTTCTAGAACCCAATGATAGAATCATGGGTTTGGACCTCCCAAGTGGTGGTCATTTAACACATGGATATTATACTGATAAGAGGAGGATATCAGCAACAAGTATTTTCTTTCAATCACTCCCATATCAAATAGATAAAGATACAGGTTATATTAATTATGAAGAACTTAGAGAAAGGGCATTATTATTCCGTCCAAAATGTATTATAGCGGGTGGGTCTGCTTACCCAAGGGACTGGGATTATGAAAAATTCCGTAGTATATGTAATGAAGTGGGGGCATACCTTCTTTGCGATATAGCACATATTTCGGGTTTAGTTGCCACTGGGAATTGTAATGACCCGTTTGAATATGCAGATGTAGTAACAACTACTACTCACAAAAGTTTAAGAGGACCTCGTTCAGGTATGATTTTCAGTAAGAAAGAATTATCGGATAAAATAGATTTTGCTGTATTTCCATCCTTACAAGGTGGTCCCCATAATAATGTAATTTCTGCAGTTGCCGTAGCTTTAGGTGAAGCAAAAGAACCAGAATTTAATGAATATATTATAAATGTCAAAGAAAATTCAAAAAAATTAGCAGAAGAATTAATAAATCGTGGTTATAAATTATCAACTGGTGGAACAGAAAACCATTTAATGTTAATTGATCTAAGGGATAAGAATATTACAGGTAGTAAAGTTGAATATATTTTAGAAAAAGTAAATATAAGTGTTAACAAAAATGCTATAATTGGAGATAAGAGTGCTTTATCGCCTGGAGGTATAAGGATAGGGACATGTGCAATGACTACTAGAGGTATTGGTCCAGATGATTGTGTTAAAATTGCTGATTTTATAGATAGAGCAATTACTACAGGAATAATCCTTCAAGAAGGTTCTCCGAAATTAATAGATTTTAAAAACAAAGTAAATGCGAGTTTATTAGAAAATGAAAGTTCCCTTATTAAAATAAGGAATGAGGTTTCTCAATTTACCGAAAGACTACGGTTTTAATATACATTATCTATCATCTTTTTGAGTGTTGAGACACTTAATTTTATATCATTCTCTAGTTCTATTTTTTTAATGAAATCTTTTTGAGAAATACCTTTACTCCCTTCCCTCAAAGTGAGTATCTCTTTTACTTGGTCTTCTGAAAATTTCTTTTTAACAACTACTTTTTTTTCAGAGTTTCTCCAAATCAATATCTTTCCTTGATTTGTCTTTTTCCATCCGTCCATAACAACTTCCCCATTTGTTACTTTTAAATGGCAACTTTTGCAAAGAGGGACAAGATTATGCTTTACATTCTTATGGTGTCCATCTATCATATTATTTTTATCAGCATATTGTTGATCTTTTATATGATGTGTCTCTAAATCAGTACAGTCCTTAAAACACATCTTACATTCATCCATATATATTTCCTTATTATATTGGGATTTTTTTGTAGTTAATACGTTATTCTTCTCAAAATTATTCTGGACCCCCTTTGCATATGATATAAATTCTTTTGTTAATCCCATCGCCTCACATACTTTTAGTCCATAAATAGATGGTCCTGAACCCTCCTCTAATTTGCGATCATAAATTAGAATATCTTTTTCTTTATCGTAATCTATCTTCAAATGATATACATTTAGATTTTTTAAGGCTTTGACCTCCTCTAATTTAGTTAATTCGTGTAAATGCGATGTAAATATAAATGTTGACGTCCTCTTACATAATGTATTGAGTCCTGCCGTGATAATGCATAAAGCAGATGTTGTTTCTGTTCCAGAACACAATTCATCCCCCAATATCAATGAATCTTTATCAGAACGGTTCAAAATACTCTTTAATTCTTGAATTTCCACAGCAAAGGAAGATTGTGAACGGAATATATTATCATTGTTCAGAATTCTCGTGAAAATCTGTGTATAGGGTTTATATATAAATTTATCTGAAGCAACAAAGAGACCCGCCTGTGCCATTATAATATTTAAACCAACTGCTTTCATAAATGTTGATTTTCCACAAGCATTCGTTCCGAACAGTAAAATACCATCCCTTTCATCTTTCCCCAAAAGGATATCGTTTTTCACATATTCTGTTTCAGTATGGATCTTCTCTACAATAGGGTGACGGATTCCTGAACAATCCAAAAAACTTTTATCATTCTCTACAATTTCAGGACGGTTATATCCATTCTGAATTGATAACTTTGCTCCCGCGCAATAACAATCTATTTCTGATAGAAAGAAATAAAACTTCTTTAATCCAAAACTATATTTCTGAAATAGATCAATCATCCTCTTGTCCCATTCTTTCTTATTTAATTTCTTAATCTTATCTTGTATATCCACTAATTTATTTGATAGATCCTTACAAACACTAAACTGAATCATAGTTGATGAACCATCTTTCTTCTTGAATGTAAAGTCGTCCTTTTTAAAAGAATACTTGGTTTTCCCATCAATCTTCACATGAATACTATTATTGTTTAAATTGCCAAGTCTTTCTTTGAATGTCTGTGCCCTCTTATTTGTACAATATAAAAACCAATCATTCCGTTCATCGTAATCTAACTTTATACTATTTTCAGATCCATCTAATAACCCTGAAAAACGTTCCCCAATCTTAACTAAATCATTATAATATACCTCCGTAAAATTATCGTAATTATCCATATCTTCATCAATCCCTTTCTGTAAAATTGATCTTTCAAGATTTCCAAATTGTGTTAAATTATGAAATACGAATGTCCCTTTACATTCTTTATAAAAATCAATGAATGGTTGACATACCTTCTTATCGTATCGGTCTACAAGTTTTTCTTCTGTGAAAAGTAGATCAAGGAATTTATTTACATATTCAAAAGAAAGAGTATCAGAAAAGAAATCACTTCTCTGTAAAAGGTTCAATCCCATTTTCCTGAGTGACTTTTCTAGATCAGATACTTTTCTTAATTGTGCATACACCTTTTCATAAAGGTTATTTTCTCTGAAAAGATCAATATAATCATATCTTTTTGTAATAACTTCAGAATCAACTGAGGGGTATATTAAACGTTCCTTAAATAAGCGACGACCCATTGTTGTGACACATAAATTACATATAGATAACAGCGATTCATTTTTTCCCTTAAAATAAGAATAATTATTAATAACATTTAACTGACGTATAGAATTTGACGTCAAACAAAGGCAATTCTTATCACTCATTAATTCGGGTAGTTCAATATTATCCAAACTATTTACTAAATGGTCTTTAATATACTGAAGCATGTATACATACGATGCAACTACTTCGGGTTTCATTTCTAAGTCAAAATGTTCAATAGGAGTCATCATTATATTCAGATTAAAAATTTTCTGTAGGAAATCATTCTGATAGCACGTCTTTTTATATTCATTATCTTCATAATGATTTATCTGAATTGAATTATGGGGAATATCCCATCTTTGAATAATATCATTTTTACCCATTCCGAAACCATCAAATTGAAAAAGTATCTCAGAAGGATTGTAAAAATGAATATATCTACCAATCTCATCAATCCATAACCCATTGTCCTCCTCTTTACTTACAATGTAATGAAGGTGGTTTTTACCGGTGGATAAATCTATCGTAGATAGTCCCGTAATAAATACGTCTTTATTCATATAAGCATTCTTTTCAATATAAACAGACATAAGGTAACGTGATTCTCTATTATTATAGTCTTCAACTGTTGTCCCTGGTGATAATATCCTTGTCACACCTCTTTCAGGATTAGGGGGTGATGTTATCTGTTCTACAATCACAACAGTGTAATTACTATTTAATAAGATATTTTCATACTTACCAATACTGTAAACAGGGAATCCCGCGAGTAAACAATTACTAAAAGATATTTCAGGTTTCTTCTTATTTTGCTTTGTCACTTGAAGAGCATTATTCAAAACAGTCTGACATATATAATAAATATCAGGTCCAATATTTACTTCGTCATTAATAATTGCAAAGAGGTTAAAATGACTCCCTGCTTGCATAAGGACTACTGTATTTTCTCCATACTTTTTTGTATACTGTTCGTGATACTCAATATACTTCTTGATATGATGTTGGGTTTCCATCTTTCTTCTATATATCATTTACAATATTTCTTTATATCTCTTCTGTTATAAATTTGAAATATTAGGTTTGGTTATCAACAACTAACCAAAAGGATGTCAAAAAATATCTACCAACGTCTTGCTGCTGGTGGAAGTATTTCCGAAGAAAAGAAGGAAGGTATCCTATGGGGTATGGAACTGATGGGACTTCAAACAGAGAAGTGGTTTGACAACAAAGAACATGCAAACGCATACAGAACTGACACCCTAGAAGGGTGTGGTTTCAGTGGATGGAAGGAAACAGTAGGGTTCACTCGTTGTTTCCTAGAGTCTGAAGAACCAGAATCAGATGAAAATGAAGGGGTTTCGATGATTGTTGAAGATGGAAGTGAAACTTCTGATATGGAACTAACTGATGACGAAACAGATGAAGAAGAAGATTGGAATGATGAAGAAGATGGGAGTGATGAAGACTTGGATGATGAAGAAGATGGGAGTGATGAAGACTTGGATGATGAAGAAGATGGGAGTGATGAAGACTTGGATGATGAAGAAGATGGGAGTGATGAAGACCGTGATGAAGAAGATGGGAGTGATGAAGACTTGGATGATGAAGAAGATGGGAGTGATGAAGACCGTGATGGTGAAGGTGGGGGTGATGAAGGTGAAGATGATGAAGACGGGGATTGGAATCAGTGGGATAACTTCACTTACGAGGGGGTCCCTTATATGGTTGGTCCGGGTGAAAATAATTCTAAGGTAGTTCTTGATGTAGATAATTACCATCAGGTTGGTATTATTGTGGATATGGAATTGGGGGAACCAGTCATCACATTTGAAGATAACGCAACATATGAAAATCACATGGAGAAGGTCCGGCAAACCACTGTCCCGAGGGATGGAAAGGAAGCAGTTCAATTTCTACTCAAGTTTATTCAGAATAACTATCCAAAACTTAACCTGTGTCCCGAAGGGGATAGAAACCCATTCTGTAATTCCTTCCCATTTGAAAGGAATAGTTGGCGCTCCTTCCCATTTGAAAGTATTCGTGGACCAATGTTCGTTCTTGAAAACAATAAGGATGAAAATGGAAAGGATTTTGGTCTCATGACCCCACATCCTAAGGGGTGGAGGGAGACGGTGGCGACCAATGGAATCGGTGGTGTTCTTAATTTCCATCTTTGGAAGACTTTCGCGGATGGATGCGGTAGCACTAACCACTACTATTACACTAAGTCGCAAAGAGACTGTCCTTCTGACCTTTCATATGATCCTAGGGGGAAGAAGATGGGAGAAGTTATGAAGGTGATTGAGAAAGCACTGTAAATTCCTCATAAAAAAAGTTTAACGATCATAAATATAAATTTTATTTTTTGTTTATCCTCTATTATCTAACCTATTCCACCTTCACAGTAATACGCTTACCATCTACAGTAAGGTTAACAGTCGCACTTGTAAGGAATGACCCAACCATAGGTGTTCCGCTTTCAGGTAGTGTGGGTCGCACACTCGTATTGCAGAACGCCCAACGATCCCTTAGGTCATGGAAATGGGCACTGAGGTCCGTTGGACGGAAACCACCTGCAAGTGGAAAGTCCACATCATTGAAAGGGAGTGTTGTTTCATTAGCAACCATGAACCATACACTTCCGAGGTTAATGAAGCACTCAACACCTACATTTTCCTTCATGTATCCTTCCTTGAACCAGTTCCGGTTGAAGCGCGCGTTCCCCGGAAGGGTTGAGGAGTGGACTGGGTCCGTTGGGATTGCAAACTTGTCTGTATAGTGACACATTGAGTATTCACGATCCTTTGTTACCTTCTCCTTCGTGAAAACCCTGGTAACATACCCTGGACTGAAATCCCTAGGATGGAATTCAACGCGGTGCTTCCCCACAGAAAGGTGAGTCATGAGTTCGGTAAGGGTTGAAGGCATGTGTTCACTCTCGTATTCCGCGAGTCCCTTCTTCCTCTTGCTGTTTACGTTGTTAATCTTGGCACTCTTCGCCATATCCATGAAACTATTGTTTACACTTGGTGTGAAAGTAGGTGCTTCAGGGCGAAGGTCAACCTTCTTCTCCCAGACATGGTACGGGACACCAAATGTCTCAACAGCGGGGACTTCTGAACGGGGTTCCCCCATTGATTCGTCCCACTTCCCATTGAGTGCCTGAGCGCGATTTGCCTCCTTCTGACTCATTTCCAGGGCAAGACCACTCACGATAGGCGTAAACTCATGCTTTATGATAAGCATCTTGTTACCTGGATGCCGAAGGGCACTCCATGTCTCTTCAATCACAATGTCAGTCTTACCCTTCTGACGAAGGACTATAGTGAATGGAATCGGTGCATGGGTCCTCCGAGTGAAGTTATTCACCCAAACTTCAAAGACTCCGGGACCAACACTGATGTTCTCACATGGTGCCTTCTCACCACGACTAACATTTGCGTCAAAGTCTAGGCGGTATGTGAGACCATTTACCCCTGTAACAGTCTTCCGTCCGTAGAAGATCTCGTTGTAAGAGGGGCGAATAGGCTTAACATGAAGATCAAGGTCATCAGTATACTTCTGATCCCATGAGAGTGAAATGGTCCATTCACTCGTCACGTTTTCCTTCGCCATGCGACGGTTGAGTTGACTGACCATGTAGTTCTCTGGATTGGAACGTGTGTCCATTTCACGAAGGACTTCGTCAATTGATGTCATCGTGATAAAATCAACGATGTTTGACGACTGCTGATAGTCCTTGTGCACACATGTTTCGCGGTCAACTTCAGAGCGTCCGCTTGTGATCGCGTTCACGCAAATGTGAAGCTTGTTTCGCACATTGTGATACTTAAAATCCTTGACATCAGCACATGAAATCTTCTGGATATGCTTCACCCACTTGATCACAGAAGACCAGTGACCAGGGCGTTCAAGTTCATTGATCCTCTTATCAATCATTTCCACACTACGGACCGCGACGGGTTCGCAGAGCTTCTCCATACGAGGAATAATGATATCCATATACTTCTTGATGAGTTCTTCATACTTCACAACATTACCTGGAGAGGTGTATGCATCTGGAACGATGGTAACATGCTCAAAGTCTTCTCCAGTATCTGGATTCTTCCCTTCCTTCACAGGAGGGAAACACCCTTGCTTGACAAGGTAGACCTTGGGATTTATGAGACCACCCTTCTTAGGATTAAGGGCTTCAACTTCCTTCCGGATATTGAAGAGACACCCATCATCGCACCCACCATCCTTGAATCCCCTTATGTTCCGAAGGAAGACAGAACCATTGACATCACTACCCTTTTCAACAGGACCGACCAGTGTGCAGAACTTCTTTGCCCGAGTGACGCATGCAAGACATCCACCATGTCCATTCATCATCATCTTGACCTTGTCTGGAGATACTCCGTTCTTGATGTAGTAGTGGATTCCATTGATTTCATACGTCTTGATCGGGGTGTCGTCATTAGCAAACTCCCCCCAAGTGCGTTCGTTATTCACTGGGAGGGGTGCTGGAGCTGGCGAAGGCGCCTCTTCCTTAGATTCGGTTGCCGGCACCTGGGAGGGGGAAGGTGACGGTTCCTCCTGTGAGACGATGACGAATCCATCATCTGAGCTCATCTTTGTCCTGTGCCTTTCTTGTTTGTTCTTATTCAGTAGTGGTTTATCTTTAACTAAGTTCAACCGTTACTTTTCAAATTTGATTTCTTATATTATCGTATGTTAAGGAATAAGTTAAAGGGTACAGGAAAGATGTTCTCCGATTCAGGTCGCTTTCGGTTCGTGAAGATGGGGGACGGTAAGCAAGCATACCCCATCCATTACCGACCCCTTGGGGTGAAGGAAGGAGGGATGTATAACAAAACTGTCCGTTGGGCGGATGTGGTCATCAACGGTGTTCCACTTGAAACAACGTTTGAACATGAAGATATGATAGAATACCTCTCTTGGCAGAGAGATGATGAAGATTATGAAAAGGGTGTGATTATTGTTAACTCACGTGATTATGTCCCTGAAAAAGTTGTCGTGGATGAAGAAGAAGGGAAATATGACACCGCTTACAGGCGTCTCCAAAACATGAAAATTGCACCCATGACATTCAAACAGGCAAAAAAGAAGAAACCATCAAAAGACAAGCGCTCATCCAAGTCAAAAGGGAATCTTCAAAAACAAAGGGTTGAAAAAGAAAAGCACCTTACTTTCAACGAGCATTTTAAGGATGTTACGTCCGAAAACAAACTCGGGTCTGTAGGGGATAACGTAATGACTCTCCGCAAGCGAGACCTCTGGAAGCACGATGAGAAAACATTCGTCCCTCCCATCCACTGGATAGAACCAGTAAAAAGGTGGGACCTCATATGGTCTAAGATGGATGAAGAGGAAATCGGATATAAAAGGGATTACCATTACACACCCCCAGGTAAATGCGATGAAAATGGTATCCATGGACCCGCAATTTACTTTTATGACAAAAATGATGAAGACATGAATTACTCGTTTGACTGGAGGCGTGACTTCATTTATGGAGAATATGATTTTGAATCCAGTTGGGGATATACATACCCCTTAAAGGATAATTTTAGAGATGGGGGAACAAATTACAGATTCTTTTCCCCTCTTCACAACAAACATCCAGCATTAAATGATTATGGCGACTTCAACACATCAATCTTAATAGGTAGTTTAACACCTCATTCGGAACTATCAATACGTGAAAGGAACTTTCTCAAATGTCCAAACGAAGATACATTTGATGTTTATGGGAGAAGGTGGAATAGTATCAATAAGAAACCACTTGAAGAAAGCAGCAAAGGTGCAGAAATCCCCCTGCCCCACATATAAGTTTCACTTCTACATAAAGTTTTTTTAATAAGGTATATTATATATACCACAATGGATAACCATTTTGATAGCAATCCTATGTATAATAATCAATATGATCCAGATGGTTATGGACCAGATGGTTATGATCCAGATGGTTATGACCCGAATGATTATGACCCCAATAATTATAACGGGACTGGTTACGGTGGAACTCAATTTTTATTAGATTCTAAAATATGTTATTTATTTATAGGAGTTATACTTTATACTTCATGTTATTGTATACGTATTAGGTACGGGATTAGAGATACCGACCTTCAAACTAATATTATATATCAAACTGATAATTCAAAAGTTATATCAAAAATAAAAAAAAATGTAGTTTCCCCCAAAGATATTGATAAAAGTTCTTCATGTAGTATTTGTTTGGAAGAATTTAATTCAGAAAAAGAAATTGCGTTTTTAGATTGTAAGCATGTGTATCATATGGATTGTATCATTGAATGGATTAAGAAAGAAGTGTCATGTCCTTTATGTAGGAGTAGTGAACTAATTTAGATATATTTTACATAACTCAACATAATTCCACCCTTCTTTATAAGATATATATTTCAATAGTAACATGTTTTGCATGCGGACATAATCTACTAGATCATTCATTTTTGCGTTTTTTATTATTTAAACAATCAATCAAATTTATATATGAAATACTATATCAATGATTAATAATCTACCAGATGACATAATAAATTTAATATTAAATAAACTTGAGGATAACAAACCATATACCAAAAATATACCTTACCTTAGAATGAATGTAATTTATATATTATCCTTGAGGAATATAAATAAATTTTTTAAAGGATATATAGAAAAACAAAAAAATTTATGGCATCCTATAGATCATAGAAAAACGAATATGAAAATAGAATATGCTGGAACTACAGTAGATTCTAATTTAATACTTGATAAACGTTCTAAAGAAGCAGATACTTTATGCCTTAAGAATACATCTCTACAGACCTTTAATTGGTTATTTGAAAATAATATTCATTTATCAATAAAAAACATACAAAATTTAATAATTAAAAATAGAGTTGACGTAATACAGCAGGGATTTCATTATGAAGAATTCTTAAAAATTTTATTTAATAGATTTCATCTATGTTCAAGTAATGATATATTATCATTATCAAAAAATATAAGTCCTATGTCAACAGCGGTCCATTATGATAGAGTTGATATAATTAAATTATTACTTGAATCAAGTACACATGGGAATCCATATTTAGATCAAATAGATTCTATATTTGAAGATTCTATTAAATATACCAATACTGCAACATTAAATTTCCTTTTAGTCAATTATTATGATAAATTAAAAGAAACAATTAATAAAAAATTAAATACAATCATACTTCGTTTTAATAATATTGAAGATATACTATTTTATATCGTAATTACTAAAAAGGCAATTGTGACTAGAGAAATAATTAAATCAATTATAACTAAAAATTACATTGACTTATTTAAATATTGTTATGAAGAACCCCATGATCCGAATTATATAGGGTGGAAATCTAAAAATAATAGTGATTTATTACTGAAATGTTTAGAATCAAATTCTTTTATTATTTTTGAATATTTAATGGATAATGGATCTTATATAAATCCAATTGAATTTTCAGAAGTATTTCTATCTAAAAAGAAACATAATACATTATTCTTAAATACAATATTAGATAAATACCCTGATTTACTCCCATTGAATACCGGTATCATATCATTATCCATAAAAAATAAAGTTGACTCTGGTAGGATTGAAAAGTTAGTTAACAATAATTATTATTACAATGAAAGGGATATAATTACTGTATTGGAAGATAAAAATATAAAATTAGCAAAAATAATGATTAATGCATACAAAGAATAATGCATACAAGAATTAATAGTCTATATTATTTTCATAAAAAGATAGTGCACTATCTTTGTATTTTTTGATGTCGCTGTATAAGTCAGCATCATTACGCCATTCAACCCAACTACCACCAGGAGAAAGATTTCCCTCTAAAACATATATTTTATTTACATCATCACTACAATCAAACATTAAATCCCATCCTATATTAAATATATGTTTCATATCCTTCTTATGGATATCTTTTAATTTATCTAAATACTCGGAGAGAATATTATTTTCTTCTTCACTTAAATCATCACAATAAAGATTTCTACAGTAGTTGGGTATACCACCTGAATTATGGTTTGATACTATTTCGTCAGGTGAATCTTGTTTTAACTCATATAATAATGATACTTCATTGTTGTATGTTGTAAGGTAACGGAAGTGTCTTGCTTTATTGTTAACATAGCAATCACTTAACTTTTCTTGAACAACAACATTATCTAAATCATTATTTTGTATAGACTTTATAATTTCATATCCTTTTTTTAATTCAACACCAATTCCCCAACTACCGAAATTAGGTTTTATAATATATTCATCTTCATTTTTAATATTATTCAAATATACCACCTCACCATCTACTACATAAATGTAGTATTTAGGGTGATTTAAACCTACGGTTTTACAAAATTCATACCAATATACTTTGGTTGCACTTTTAAATATATCATTATAATATTGATTTGTGGTAAAGTAACTATGTGAAATAATGTATAAAACGGTTATATGGTCTATTGGTTTAAACGTAAGCATTTTAAATAGTTTCTTTAGTGAGTAAATTATCATATTTGAGTAACCTATTTTACTTTTACTTCTATATTTTTCATTTACTATGTTAGAAATAGTATTTTTAATTATTAACATTAATGTTATATAATCAACTTTATGTAATGTTAATAATTGAACCGTATAGAATATTACTAAACAAACTAGATATACTCTCAAAAAATATAATACATTTTTATATTCCATATGCCTATATATATTTGTCTATATATTAAATTTGCCCATGATTTCATCAATACCTCTTATTCTTCCTCTATCATCGGTATAAACAGTTACAATATCAGTCCCTTTACATGTTAAATAAATAACGTAGGTTATGGATAAAGCAAAAAACGTCTCAAACGCATATTTAGTCCTTATACCCCCCGATAAACATAATATCATCAATGGCAATGCATGTATTACCCCATTTAAAATATAAAAATGGATATTATGTTCTTTATCTTTTATATTCATATCTATAATAATAAATATTATGTATCCGTATAAAAGTATTACAGATAGATAATATAAATTGATATAGTTACTTATATCAAAATTTAAGTATTGTAGGATATATTTTAGTATAAACAATGTTAATATCCATGAAGTAAAATATTCATCCATATATATTTTACCGTATATTTTTTAATAAATAAAAGATTGTATATTATATAATGACTGCCTACTTACCAAAAATATTAGAAAGGATCTTAGAAAATACAAATACAACTACTAATAAAGGAATAATAATAGCATCCCCATCAACAGTCCCACCTTATAAATTCCATTGGATTAGAGATTCCGCTCTTGTGATGCGAGTATTTATTGATATGTATGTAAGGACGCGGGAATCTAAATACTTTGAATATATTATAAATTACATAGAAAATGAAAGTAAGGTTCAGGATTTACCAACCTTATCGGGTCTTGGAGAACCCAAAATAAATATTGATTGCACCCCTTTTAATGGTGAATGGGGTAGACCTCAAAATGATGGTCCGGCATTAAGGGGTATCATGATGGTTAAAATTATTCATATTTTTAAATATGATTATGATACGTTAATTAAAAAATTAATAAGACCAATTATCATTAAAGATGTAAAATATATAATTAATAATTATAATAAAATATCATTTGATTTATGGGAAGAGAAAAAAGGATGGCATTTCTATACAAGGATGGTTCAACTTAAATTTTTGAAGGACGTCATTAATGTAAATAAATTTATAAAATTAGAAGATGATATATTATCTAGTGTTCAAAATGTAATAGAACAGTTATATATCTCGCTAAAAGACCATGTTTGTGAGAATGAAAATGGGAAATATATTATTTCTTCTTTTGATAAAGATGGAAAAATAACAAAATATGAAGATTCTGCAAATCTATTGGCATATTGTCATATTGATTTTGATAAAGATATTATTAAAACTATCCCATTAGAATATGTATTGCATACTGTAAATAACCTTTTATCTTATTTTTCTAAAAAATATGGAGACACAGAAAACGTATGTATTGGTAGATATATTAATGATAAATATTATGATGGTCATGCGTGGATTATCTGTACTATTTCATTAGCACAAGTATACATTGAAATTTATAAGAAAAAGAATAAACAGATAAAAAGGGAAAGTATGGATAGAGCAGTTTCAAATCCCAATAATGACTTCTTTATAATTGCCAATGATATCCTAGAGAAAATACTAACATTGGATTGTGATTTCTTGCTTCCAGAACAATTCAATCCAATCAATTGTGAACATTTTTCTGCTAAGAAATTAACATGGAATTATTCAGAACTTTATTTCTTAATACGCAATCTAAATTAAATTTGAAATATATATTTGGATTTTTAAATAAAGGAAGAAGTTAAGAACCATGGGGATGGTATCTTTCATCTATGGTATTTTCAGCAACATCTTTATGGTGTTCCTGGGGATCCTACACCGTTTCCACCACAATACCGCTTACTCGTTTGATACGAGTATTGTTATGGGTATTTTCAACGACATGATTACATCTATCTCTGAAATTTCAACAGGGGGTTTTTATAGAAACCCTTCTTTTCAAAGACCCGAAAGGGAAAATAAAATTAAGATAGGTCTCCTTACAAATGAGATCCCGCCAATTGTCTATGGTGGAGTTGCAACATGGATCGTTAATTTTATAAAGATGTTTGAAGATAATGAGTATTTTGAAGTTTATCCTATCTTTCTCGCACACCTAGATGACCTTCCAGAAGAATGCCTTGAAAAATATAAGAACATTAGGGTTATTAAGACCGATGAAGATATACACGAAGTCTTTAAAGATATGGATGTATGTATTAATAATCTTTGGATTGCGGAAGACACGATTACAAAAATTAAAGGACTTTTCCCTTCCCTTAAGATCATTACTGTTTGTCATTCACTCATTCGCATGGAGAACATTACAAATATGGGGTCGTGTTATACTAACAATTTTAATAAACAAGAAACAACTTTCGTGATTTCCGATTACGTTGTCCTTATCAGCAAAGCGGAAGAGGAATATTATAATCTCCTTGGATATTCAACTTTTGATACAGAAACGAGAGTTATCTATAATAGTTATACTCCAAAGTATGATGATATGTTTGACAATGATGAAGTTGATGTTGATTATTCACTCAATAATACTGGTTATATTGGTCGTCATGTTCCCCGTAAGAGGCCAGAACTTCCTATTCTTGCAGTAGACCTTCTTAAGAAAGAAGATGTTAAGGTGTTTAATATGGGCGTTGATTATGATAAGTATGATAATGAATATTGGAGGAAACTTGAGAAAGATTTTGAGGATAATCTTGTAATTATTCCGTTTTCCTCCAATAAGAAGGATAAGGATTATTATTGGGATAATGTAGGTGTTAATTGTATCACAGGTATTTATGAACCATTTGGTTATACTATTTGTGAATCAATTGATAGAGGGGTCCCTGTAGTTGTCTCCAATATTGATGGACCCAAAGAAATCATAGAAGAAGTAAAGGAAAATGTATATATTTACGAAGTAGATGTAGATAACTATGCGAATGACATTATCAACATTAGTAACGCTCTACAGAATGTTTGGAATACACCATCTGAAGTTAGGAAGATTAATTCAAGGGAAGCACGGAAGTGTCTTGATAAACTAAGACCTGAAAATATAGTCCTCCATTGGGAAGAACTCATTTATAGTGTTATCTAATCAAGTTCAAGGTCAGCACCTCTTACAACATCTTGAGAACCATGTGGTGCATATCCACAACCGAATTCTACACACACATTTTGCATTTTTTCACGATTATCATGTAATTCATCATTAAAATACTGATATGCTGTTGAACGTAGACCTCCTAGTAAAATAGATATAGCACCACTAACAGCCATCATCCCAAATGATAGTTTCCACCACCATTTCACAGGTGTCCCTCCTGCTCCTACTACAGGTATACCTAAATAAAAACTAATGACCCATCCAAATAGGAAACACAAGAACATCATAAGCAATATTACTTTAATTGAAAATTTACCCCAAAGGACATACGATTTATCACCCTCTTCAGCATCTTCGTCATCATCGTCTTCAACACGGTCATCATCTAAACCTAAATGCCAAAAAAAATAAACAAGGAAGAAGATTACAGGAACCATAACATTAATTGCTAACATTATAATTTGCGCCGCTCCACCACTTTGGTTATTTATAAGTCCCATAACATCTGACCCACCATTTTGAAGTAATTTTGTTATTTCATCCATTCTTTATACTATAATATTATAAAAAAAATTTATTTTTATAACCATATTCAAACATTTACTCTATCATCCTTGGTGTTGACCAGTATTTCATCGCACATTCAATAACGTATATCCCAGCCCAACCTAGAGCGATATATTTTAGAAACTGCGCCGAATCTTCTTTATGCTTTTCAACTTTTTTTGTGAGTCCCCCCAAACGTTGGTTGTAATCTCCTATCTTTCTATCTATTGTTTTTTCTGTCCAATCCTTATAATCTTCCATTTCATGAATGGTTGACGTGTGTGCGCGCCCGCTTCTATTTTTAAGGGACTTCATCTTTTTGTCCATATTCATCACCATTTCCTCCATTTCGCGATTCTTTTTTTCAAGTCTCACATTTGCGGATAGAAGCAAATCAAACCGCTTTTCTTCAGGTGTCTTTTCCAAAGATTCCTCTTCAGTTTGAAACTCTTGTGGTCTCCATCTCCGCAGAGTTCCCTTGTTACGACCTTTCGCAAATTCCATAAAGGAGGATGCGAATAGATCCGCATTACCTTCTTCACACCCGTGATTTTTCAACGCTTTCTTGTAGAATGCCTCAAGCAGAGGGACACCATTGACGTCTTTTTCCGTGATAGTCTTTAGAGGGATCCATTGATATTGTTCTCGCGATGGTCTGAAGCCCCCCCTTTCAACGGTATCAGAACAGTTTCCCTCTTTCTCCCATGTGGACCATGCAAAGATAGCCGGTTTCATAATGTAGCTTCCACGCCCCCCTCCCACAGATATGGCCGTCTCAGAATAGTAATCTATCTGTCCGAGACACATTTGTGTAAGATTGATATTCTTCACCTTTTCGGATCGCCTGAACCATGTTGCCCAAGATAGTATCCCATCATTTTCAAGAGCGCTATGGATCTTCTTGTAGACGCTCTTAGATTGTTCTTTATCACGACCTAACTTACGGTGTATCGTTTTTTGTGCACCCTTTTCCATGGGAGGAATCGTCCTCCCGAGGGAAAAACCGGTGCGGAATCCCCATTCAGAATCAACTTCCTTGTAAATGATGTCATGAGTGGTTTCCTCATCAACCACTTTATCTCCCATGGTGTTCCGCCGCGCCGCCTGGCGTCCGAGGTAGTCCTGATGGTAGTGACTCCACCGCCTGTAACGGGACTCTGTCTTATAGGTCCCGTTTGCATTCTTCTCCAGGATAACTGAATAGACTGGTTTCCCAGTGCGCTCATAATCAATGTTTACGTATTCGCCTTCCTCAAATTCCGGAGGATTGTAGGGTGCTCCTCCTCTAGGTGCTCGGTAATTGATCTTATCCAGGTAATCATCGGAGATCCAATCTGGATTGTAGTCTTGTATGGTATACCCGTTCTTGAAACTAAGGACGATGGTACCATCGGGGTTCGCTTTTTCAACATTCGCCCTGTAGTGAGGGAATGGAGAATCCACGAACATCTTTGCCTCACCGGAGTGATACAACTCTTCAACTCCATCAGGGAGTCTGCGACTTCCATCTTTTGGCATTGGATATTTCTTAAGTTGTTCTTCCGCTTTCCGGTTGATTATATCCCAATCGCGCACCTTATACTTCCACTCTTGTGCCTTTACATAACCCGGCATCTTAAGTGTGAAGCACCGCGCTGTCTTTTCCTTGTTCCAAGGAAGTTTATCCAAATCCTCGGGAACAGTAAACTGTACCTCTAGACCCCCAACGATTCTTTGGATCGTTTCTCCAGGAGTCCATTTGGTGTTGACATTCACTTTAATTTCATCATTGTGCCACCGGCGGAATGGTGGTGCCCATATAGTGAAATTACAGAGAAAGCGCTTATCCCCACCCCGTCCTCGTGCGGGAGGAGGGGTCTCACGGATATCCCCAATATGGACTTCCTTCGTATTCCCTCCGTCAAACTCCACCATAATACGATTGCAGAGGTCACCACCCCCGTAGTTCCAACCAGAGAGAATCCTAGCAGGATAGTATTTATTCGTTAACTCGGCAGAACTCCTTGTGTAACCGCTAACGTCAATGGTTTCTGAGACATGGTGGGGAACCCACACCCTATCACCAACATTGGTATTTTCATTCCCTTCATCGTCCCGTTCTCCGTGAATCGGGTATTTTGAACGTGCATCAATTTGTTCAATACTCCCTTTGTGAAGGAGCTGAACCCCTCTCAGGTTAAGAAGAAGGGCGGAACCATCGCCAAGGAGTTCGGTCCTGTGAAAATGGAAAGTCCCCACTTCTTTGTGTGAGAACCGGGGTTCTGGTTTGAGTGGGGCTTGTGATCCTGCATCGCGTGCATCTCTTTTTCTAAGTTCATCATGTAGTAGTTCGTCATCCGTTTTCATGCGGGAGTATGAGCTGTCCAGCGCCAATCCCGGAGAAGGGAAGTGGAGTTGGAAAGCAGGCATTGTTCTTTGTGAGCGTGTTGTCGTGTTCTTAGTTTACAGAATTAACACTGTTTATTTCAAATTTTAAATATCGTGTGAACAAAAAAAGGGATGGAATTTTTTTTGTCTTTTTCTTTTCTTCCTTCTTCTATCTACTGAGGGATGTGGTAGCACTTCAATGGGAGTTTTGACTCTGGTCCTCGGAGTCCAACCACGCAGTTCACCTTTTCACCCTCACTGGGGAGATACTTTGTGAATTTGAGGTCGCAGAAGATCTTGCCGTAGTCGCACACCAGACTCACATACTTGTGACCTTTCTTGTTGACCACCGCTTCAACCAAGATGCGGTTCCGCTCGTCAAGTTCGTCAAGTCCTTCACGGGCAAAGGACTCGCGATCTTCGTAAGTGTTAACCCAGCGAGGGTGATGTGTCTCTTCCGGCATGCGGTTGCCCAGGTAGATGCCGTGACCCTGCTTGCTCCGCGCGAGGAGTCTATGGTAATTCTCCTTCATGTTGCCAATGTCTTCCCAGAAATCCATTTCAGCAGACATTTCCTGGAGAGCATAGTCGCGAGCTTCGTTTGCCTTGATCTCTGCGATGGTATCTTCGTTCATCTCGTTGAGGATCTTGAGTTCTTCTCCCCCTAAGAGACCTTCCATGAATTCGTCAATCTCATCTTGTTGGTTGATGGACTTCGGGTCGGTGAGGAGGATACCTGGAGGGAATGTAGGGGTTTCGTAGGGGTGGAGTCTCCGAAGGACGGTATCCCGGACAGCAGGATCGTCGGGTGCCATCTGTATTGAGATGTCCGGTTCTTCTCCCGCGGGGACGTTCGTGTTGATTCCGTTGATGGTCACGACCTTCCGACCCCGTCCATCTTCGTAGAGGGCGCGGTCGCCTACCTTGAAGTGAGTCCCGATGGGTGCCATCTGAAGAAGTGAGTGGCGTTTGTGAGTGTTTGTGAGTGTCTGTGAGTGTCTGTGAGTGTCTGTTGTTTGTTGTGACATCTTTCACAACAGGGTTTCAAATTTTCTCAAAGAAGGGAATATTTAATCCCCTCATCACCCCATAAAAAAAATTTGAAACTCTGTTTGAGAGGAATAACAGAACAAACACAACATTGAACGACTAACACAACACTCGCACTCTCACACTCGCACTCTCACTCTCACAAACCCGAGATGACTTCCTCCGTCTCCGGATGGTGTCCGAAGTTCACCTCGGTCATTGACTTCATTCTAACCAAGTATGAGGTCCGTGAACCTGGGACAGGTGCCGTCCCAACGGTTGACAGTTTCCTGAAGGACGAGGAACTTCAGCGAATCCTCGTGAACATCTTTGAGGAGGAGTCTTCTACAAAGAAGTCCCCTGCGAAGAAGTCCTCTGCAAAGAAGTCCTCTGCAAAGAAGTCCTCTGCAAAGAAGTCCTCTGCGAAGAAGTCCTCTGCGACACCAGAGGAAAGGAACAAGGAAAAGTTTGACGAAGGACGATGCTCCGCTCGTAAATGGGAGGCAGAGGGAGGTCTTGGATACGACAACATCCAGTGTTCTTCCTGCAAGAAAATCCCTACCGATGAGGCAGAGAAGGTCATGGAGGAGTTTAAGGAGAAGATGGACGAGGATCAACTCGCCCGCCTACCGGAATACCTTGAAAAGTATGACGGTTGCTTCTGCAAGAACCACCTCAAGCAAGACTTCTTCATGCCGAACGGATGGTGGCTTGGAAAGGTGAACGAGGATCGCCCGGAGAAGCCTATGCTGCCGAAGGGTAGTTTCAAGGACGGTTACCAGGAGGACTGCAAGGAGCACCATTGGATGTATGGTCCAGACGGTCAGAAGGTAGAGAAGACTTCTAAGAAGAAGGTCATCAAGAAGAAGAGCAAGAAGGAGCAGACAAAGAAGGTTGAGGGGGATACGAAGAAGAAGGTCATTAAGAAGAAGAGCAAGAAGGAGGAGACAAAGAAGGTTGAGGAGGATACGAAGAAGAAGGTCCTCAAGAAGAAGGTCCTGAAGAAGAAGATCCTCAAGAAGAAACCGGTTGAGGAGGAACCGAAGAAGGTTGAGGAGAAGGAGGAACCGAAGAAGGTTGAGGAGAAGGAGGAACCGAAGAAGGTTGAGGAGAAGGAGGAACCGAAGGAGGTTGAGGAGAAGAAGGTTCCGGAGAAGAAGGTTCCGGAGAAGAAGGTTCCGGAGAAGGAGGTTGAGGAGGAACCGAAGAAGGTTGAGGAGAAGGAGGAACCGAAGAAGGTTGAGGAGAAGGAGGAACCGAAGAAGGTTGAGGAGAAGGAGGAACCGAAGGAGGTTGAGGAGGAGAAGGTTGACGCGCCGATTGACAGTGGTTCGGAAACCGACCCAATGTCTTCAGAAGAAGAAGAACTTGAAGAAGATGAGGATGACTACGAAACGAAACCCTATGAATTTGAAGGGAAGGAATACATGAAGATATGGGACGACGATGAAAAAATCTGGATCATTGTTGATCCGGAAAGTCAGGAGATGATTGGACACCCCAATGATGAAGGGGGAATTGACCGCGTAGAATAGATGCTACAACATATAAACACATAAACATCATAATTATTTTTTGTTTTTAGAACCCTTTGGTCTTCCACGTGGTCGTTTAACTTTTTTTTCTTCAACCTTTTCCTCTGGTTGTTCTACTGGTTCAATAATATAATCATTACCATTTATATCCTTAGTCCATTTATGTTTACCACTAATAGGATGTTCTGGTTCTTCAGGTCTTTCTTCATTAATCATACCCAACCACCATCCACCATTCATTCTTTGAGATGCTTCAAAATGCTTTTTACATAAACACCCTACTTTAATTGACTTTTCACATCTATCATTTCCAAATGAACCATCACCCCACAGGCGTGCAAAACATCTTTTTTCTTCTTCTACATCATTATTGAACTTAATATTTTTCAGGTCAATACCTTTTAAATAGTGATTGCCTAACTTGAAAACCTCCATTATAATTTGCCTAATTAATATAAATATATTCAAATTTATTTAAAGTTTATTTTTTAAGTAGTAATTGTGATAGATATTTGCCGAAATAGCAAAGTGGTTAATGCGTCGCACTTGTAATGCGAAGGTCCTGGGTTCGAGTCCCAGTTTCGGCTTCACTCAACATAGCTCAGTTGGTAGAGCAAAGGACTGTAGTTCCTTAGGCCATCGGTTCGATTCCGGTTGTTGAGATTTTTATGTTATCATTATATATATATATATGAAGGGTGGTTCTGAACCTGATGATCTTTTTAAAGGATTAAAGAATTATTTTGATGCTAATTATGACTTTTTAAAAGATAATGATTGGTTTGAAAGTCTATCATACCATATACAGGATATGTATTCCGTTAATCCATATGAAGAGTCATTATTGGATACTATTTGTATCATAGTTGCATTAACATATGTAAAACTTAAAAGTGATCATGAAGATGAAGAAGATGACGAAGTTGATGAACTTTTTATGGAACTTTTAAACAATGAAACTGGTTTACACTTCCCATTGGATGCAAACTCTGGTAAATTACATAGAAGGATGTATGTAGATTTCTTGAATAAATTATACGAGTATTCTAAAAAACATATGGACACTGGAGGTATCCAATTTGAAATGGGTCCGTCCGGTAAACCAAGATTAGCAGATAGTTCATTTAAACCTTCAAGTTTACTAAAAGCAAATGAAAGATGGTATAAACGGACATTAGATGATGGTAGAAGAGTATGGACTCCAACTAAAGAATATGAAGGTGAAGAGAAGAACTCAAAATATTATGCTAAATCATCTAAAGTTGGTGCGGATGAACCATTGGATGTTAACCTTGTTGGTAAATTTTCACAAGGACCCCGTAATAAAAATGCTGTAACAAGTCCCAAAGATGAAATCAAGAAAAGATTAGATATGATTCAAGAATTAAAAGATGAATATAATGTAGGTTCAAGTGATGAAGGTATTTATAAAGTTGCGGATAAAAGACTTGAAAGTCAAGGTATTGTTACAGGAATAAAAGGTAGACAATTTGATATGAGTAAATTTGTAACTGTGGCCACGAGTGAATCTTCAATGGAGAAAAAAGTTAAAAGGATTAAATCAAAGGCATCTACACATCTACGTAAATATGTCCCCTACGCATTAGAAAGGTTGATTCTAGAAATTGATATGGGACATTACGGTAAATTAGATGTAGAGGGTCCTCTTGAATTTGAATATATTAAAGAACGTACTAAATATCAGAGACTCAAGAAAGGGTTAGATGTTTATGAAGGTGATAAAAAAGGACTTGGTGAAGTTCAAAAAACTGTTAGAGAGATATACAAAATGAATCTAGAAGGAATAGTTGGTGTTGGACAAGGGAAGAATGATCATTATGATAATATGGATATAACCCCCTTCCATGCCGAAGAGTTACACGCTGATGAAGTATTGGGTGATGTCCATCTAAATTTAAAGGCATTACAGGAGTGTTACACCACACTTGATGCATTTACTAATAATGTAAACACTGATTTTGAAGATATATTTTCTGAATATAAACGTTCAGAAAATGCAAAAGCAGTTGGGTGGATATTTGTGCCAACAATGTTAAATAATGCTTACCGTTCATTGATAAACAATATGGATGACCTTTTAATGCAACATTATACAATAATAAACATAACTAAGTTAGTATATGAAGAAGGGGTCTTTTCAACTTCAACATTAGGGGAATTACATGGGCACGGTGTCCTTAAATTGTTAGATGAAAAGGGAGTAAGTTGGAGGGATGGTATGTTAAGGGATGAAAAAGTAATTGCTCAAAGGTTAAAAGTAGTTGAATTAGAGTTTTACGAAAGATTTTTAAATCATCTTTTTGGAAGTTTTTCATGGGAAAACCTACATCCACTTCTCAGGGATGATATACCACCATTATCAAAAGAAATAATAATGGAATTATTCGCACATGCAGAAATTTTAAGGGAACAATTACACCCTACAAAAGGTAATCCACCTCTAATAATTTTACCTCATTTGAGGCAGGACCCTGAAAAAAGATTTAAATTCTACGATTATAAAATATTAAATATCCGTAAACGTGAAGAAAAAAATGCCTTGAAAATCATAGAACATATTATATTCTTAAATGGTGAAGTTTTTAAAATATTACAAGGGAATGAATTATACATGCGTATTTTCCGTGCGTTTAAAGATAAAGATGTAGATGCCCTTTATGATATTGGTGTTGAGAGAATGACTACACAAAATCCATTGAGTAAATTAAAAGAAAATGTAGAAAAATATAAAAAACTAGATGCTCTTAATAAACTTTTCATAGAAGATACCAATACAAGGATAAAAGAAAATGAAGAAGAAATATCAGGTTTATTTTCAGAAATAATGGTAGAGGTCACAGCAGATACAGAAAAACTATTTGAGGAATATATCAATGAAAGAGACGGAGATATCCTTGATGAAAGAAAGGAAAATGTAGATGATCTTTTAGATATATTATCAAGAGTATATGGATACGTTACAGGTGGAGATGTTGAAAAGACAATACGAAATGCGGACATCGCCGGTCTTATTCCTTATTATAATTTTATAGGTGTTATGAAAAAAATGAAAAGAGGTGATACATCGGATGTAGAATATAAATATAAGGACCTTGATTCTGAAGACCCTAAGGGCGATGAAATTGTTGATGAAGATGAATTTGTGGATGAATGGTTAGAAAGGAAAGTATATCGTGAAAGTATTAAACAAAATAAACCCGACTATGTACAAAAACAAATTGAAGAATATAATGTTGAATCTGATCCGTTTGGATTAAAACCTAAAGATAGAGGGTTATCAGCAAATGTCCCCACATTAAGAGAAATGGATGAAAAACAAAGGTTAAGGACATTTAAATGGAGGGGGGATGGTGAACTTGACTTTATTACCGGAGATAAAATACTTGACCGTCAAAAACAAGAATTATATGATTCTGGAAGAGGAGAATATTTAACAGCACAACCTGCATTTTCCAAATCTATCCGCAAGGGTTCCCTTATTTCAAATATTAAACGACTTAATAAAGAAATAATGATATCAGATAAACCTAGGAATCACCCTAAAAATGTGGAGAAATCAAAGAAAGTTATAAGTATGTATCGCGAATTAGAGGGAATGGATGAGAAATTCCTAAAAAGGGGACCTACTACAAAAACACCCAAAGATATGAAAGGTCTTAAAAAAGGAGTCTATAAAAGCACACCACAAAATATAAACACCATTAAAGGTTTATTGAATAAGTCGGGTTATGATATGGTATCCGAATTTGCAAGTGTTATCGATCCATCATTAGAAGGTTATTTGGGGGAAGATGAAGAGAGATTTGGAGACCCCGAAGAACCAATATATGAGAGAGAAATGAAAAAGGCACTCATAGAAGAAATAACTAAGAAATTAGAAGAAGAATCCTTAGATGATAGTGATGTCGTGGAAATGGAGCAACAAAAATTAGATATTTATAATCATGGAAAAGTAGTAGAAATAATAGAATCTATGGATATTGATAGTTTAATGGATTTAACATATTCATTGTTTAATAAATACAAACAATACTTATCAAACTATCAAAATAAGGAAAAACAAGAAAAACTTAATATGTTAGGTTTATTAGAATTACAAGGGGAAGAAGAAGAAATTAGAAAAATATGTGGATATGTTATCTTGGAAATTATACGGGATATAGATATGGACAAACCTTTAAAAGAAAAAGGTGCAATTTTTGATTATAATGATATTTTCCAGTATACACCTGTTGAATATAAACTTGCAGAATTAAATGATTCTGATAATCCAGTCATAGATCAATACGGGGAACCAGTAGTAGACTACCAGAATATAAGATCAGTTAATCCAACCGATTTCATGGGAAAACAAGCAGAAGAACTAATGGGTTATGATTTAATTGGAAAAAGGCATGGTGAAAATGTTTATTCTGAAAAACCATTATACAGGAAATCAGAAACAGTAAGACAACCTAATATCTCTGAAAGAATGGAGGGAGAAACATTTGCAGAATATGAAAAACGTAAGACAAGGGAAAGCGGATACACTACAAGGTGGGAACAAGGGAGAGGTCGCTGGGGGAGCAATAAACCAACATACAACAAGACCCCTGAAACACTTAGTAGTGAAGGTGGTGGGAGAAGGAGAACTCAAAGAAAGAGAACACAAAGAAAGAGAACTCAAAGAAAGAGAACACAAAGAAAGAGAACTCAAAGAAAGAGAACTCAAAGAAAGAGAACTCAAAGAAAGAGAACACAAAGAAAGAGAACTCAAAGAAAGAGAACACAAAGAAAGAGAACACAAAGAAAGAGAACTCAAAGAAAGAGTAGACGGGTAACAAGGTAAATTAATTTATTTTTATTTAAGAGGGAAAATGTATTAACATACTATAATGGACACCATCTCTAATGAACTATATCTTTCTCTCAAAATGAAATATCAAAATGAGATACAGACTTATAAAACAACTCTACTGATTTACTTTGAAAAACCAGTGGGTATTAGTGACCACTCTGATCACATTGATGAAATGGACCAACTACTTGAGAAGATGACATCTGCAAATGATAAGTTAACCACACTGGAAAAACATTTTAAAAATATATACAGTCGTCTCTAGGTATTTAAAATTTGACATATTAATATAATATAAAATAATATAAAGGGACATATCTTATATAAGAGATAATAAACGTATGGATGTACAGTTTAATACGGGAGTTTACAACTACACATCCGTCATGGTGGGAATTCTCCTTGAGAAGTTTGGAGGGAAGGTACTTGGTTCGGAGGGAGTAAAGGAAGAAAACATAATGGAGGTGTTCTTCGGTGATTTCAAACCAGGTGATAAAGATGTAGTTCTAAAAAAAACGAGTGAAAGTCAAGGTCACGGAAAAGCATGGGAGATAGATATCGCAACACGCGTTTATGGAATACCTTTAGAAATTATAAACGGATATTCACATATATCTAAGTATGATATACTTGCCAAAGACAATGTCCTTCACAATAAGAATGTTTCCATAAAAACAAGTGGTGGTATGGGTTTATGTATGTCAGATATAAGGAAAATGTTGAAATCAGAAAACATGTATGTTGTATGCATAATTTGGAAACAAATTACTCCAAAAATAAAAGAAGCAATCAAAACGGTTGTTTTTGATTTTGATGAATTTAAGGAAACATTAATTAAAGATTTAGAAAAATGTAATTATACTCTTGAAGATTGGTTTAAACGTATTGATATATATGATAATTATGTTAAAACTTTACCAAAGTCATACTATCCAAACAGTCAAAAACTTCCACAAAAACAAAGGGAACATCTCATAAAAAAAGCGGAATTATGTGAAAATTTAAACTATTTTCAAGTGAACCCGAAGATAGATAGCAAACAACAGCGTGTCCAGTGTAGTATTAACCTTAATAAGATTAATATAAAGAAAGAAATATTTGATGGTGGGATATTATTTGATAAGAAGTACACAAAAACAATTGCATCTACTTCTAGAATTCGTCATAAAAAGTAAAACGTAAGATAGATATGTATCCCTCCAAATATATTTTAAAACTTTTTTTTAAAATTTGATAAAATGTATTAAAGTTAAACACACAATATATAATAGGAAATGAAAACTACACCTCTCCCATTTGATCAAGAAGGACATTCTAACCATTTAGAAAATGGGACACATCATTCTATGGAAACATTAATAGTAGAACTTTTTGATAATTCAGATAAAGCAATAAAAGATAAAAAAGAAATTGATGGTGACTATGTCGGTCACAAAATTGAATATATTAATACCAAACACTCAATTATATTCGTTGATACTGGAATTGGTATTGAAAAAAATAATCTAGATACGGCATTTACATATTATAAAAAAACTGAATCCAATGGTATTAATAGAAGTGGAATCGGTTTAAAACATGCGTTAAATAATTTATTGAAGGAAGGTTGGTTTACACTTATAATATCAAAAACAAATGATGATGGTGGAGATGATTATTGTATTAAATGTTTAGTAAAAAGGGGGGCATTAATGAGCGTAGATGATTTTAGTGATTTATCTAGTAAGGATGGTGTTCGTAAAAGTATATGTAATTTGATACCTAATACGGGGACAATTATTATAGTAAATAAGGGGGGACTAGAAACGGGTGGTGTAGATGGTTCTAAGGGTGCACTAAAAATATTTAACAATTGTATAAATGAGACAAAGGATTACTTAGATTTGGAAAGTATACCCGAAAATGATGTAGATGTTGCTGCTTGGAGGGACGGCTTCGTCGTGCTTCATCACGAGGTAATAAGAGATATGGTATCTGACCTTTGCGATTACCCTTACAATGTTATGATAAATAAAGTTACAGTTACCCATAATAAATATATAAAAGATACAGATGAAAAAATGTTTAGTTTGAACTTATATGTTTGTGAAAAACATAATCATCCTCAATTTTACTTACAAAAAGATGATGGTAATTTTATCCCCATAAAATATAAATTTACAGGTAAGTCGGGAGAAGTAGTTCCTAGTGAAATAGACCATTGTAAGTCAGAATACATTATACCATTGGATGATTTAATTAAATTATGTAGAATTGATTATTATATGCCAAATGATGAAAAAACTACTTTTGATAGTAATATTGCATATATACTCAAAGGTATAAGGACACTTTGCTTTTGTCCATTATCCTCTGTAAAAAAAACAAAACTCACAGAATCTTTTACATATATTAAAAAGGTCCATAATTATTTAAAGGTCGTATGTACATTCATAGATGTAAAGTGGTGTAAAAAATATATTTTAAAATCACAAAAAACAAGTGATAATTATAAAGAACAACTACCAGAAGGGCAACATAAATCATTAAATAGTTTAATGACAATGGTGTTATTTAATGAAATTATATTAAAAGAAAATGGATATATGTTAATACCTTATAATAAAGATAAAATGGAACATAACAAAACAGGTAACCTTCGTCATTTTAGAATTTCAGAAATAAAAAAACGTTTCCCTGAAATATTAAAAACCCAATCTCCTGCTCCAGCACCCACTCCTCCTGCTCCAGCACCCGCTCCTCCTGCTCCAGCACCCGCTCCTCCTGCTCCTGCTCCAGCACCCGCTCCTCCTGCTCCAGCACCCGCTCCTCCTGCTCCTGCTCCAGCACCCGCTCCTCCGGCTCCTGCTCCAGCTCCAGCACCCCCTGCACCCATTAAACATATTAAAAAACAAAAGAAGAAAGGTGTTTCTCTAGGACCAGGTGGAAGTCTGTATTTGTATACTTTAAAAGATTCATCTGATTGGGGTTATGGAACAAATGATCAAATATATCGTTGGGGTAAGTCAGAAATAGACGATCAATGTTATACAAGGTTAAGACAACATGCAACAGAACATCCGTGTAATGAAATAGAAATATGTGGATTATGGAAAGTTAAAAATAGTTGTAGGACTTATGAATTAGATGTCTCAAAAAAATTAACAGATGAAGGTTATCAAGTTGATGCTAAGGGGACAAGCACATCCGATTTCTTTAAGGGTGATATCAGACAAATAAAAGGGATTATTGATAACCAACTACCCGCTGGATCATCTGAAAATATTTTTCCAAAAATATATTAAATATTTTCAAGAACCTTATTTATACCACGAATAAACTTTTGTTTATCTATTGACCGTGCACCTACATTCGAATCATCTATCCAATCAATTTTTTTATATTCACCATAGAATTTATCTTTATCATAATCATCGTCTATTTTGATAAATAACCATGCTTCTGGATAACATGCAATACCATCTTTGTAATCTCGTGAAATCCTACCACACTTTTTACCCCCACCGGCCCTCAGTATTCCAAAATCAGGTTCTTCAGTGAATATATTTTCCCTTTTTACAGGATTTCCTCCTCCATCAAAATGAGTATCTTTGAGTTCTGGTTTACTTATAAAATGAAATCCATTTTCTTCAACAATTGGTTCTATATACCTTTCTGTGTCTTTCTTAACCCATATTTGAAAAACACAAGGGACATGATGATTTTTTCCATTAATAATGAAGGCGTTTTTAGGTAAGTCTATTTCTTTTACTAAATGAAAGTTTAGTGGAAATGATTTTTGAAAAGAATCTTTTCTAAAACTCTTTGGTAAGATAAATGCGATTGTTTCACAAAATTTACATGAATATTTAATAAACTTTTTAGCAAGTGATGATTGTGGTCCAAATGGAGGATTACCTATACAATGGACTGTTTTATTATTGTATTTTGAATGGTCAAATTCTAAATAATTTTGTTTTTTAATATAATCTTTTTTAGGTTCTATATCATAAGCATGGACATTGTAACATTGTTCCAATAGATAATCACTAAAAGAACCACTACCAGCACTTGGTTCTAAAAGAATATCATCAAGGGCGACATCAACAATACTTTGAAATACTTCTATGCAATGTGCTGAAATACCTACATTTGTATAAAATTGATCTTTTGGATCACGTTTTTTACCTTTTTTCATTCGTTTTATTATTTTACATATCTTTTTTTTCAAATTTAAAATTTGACATTTGTTTAAAATTATGTTAAAAAACACAAACATGATTCTACGTTCAGGAAAGATGACCGGAATGGATTACCCTATCATTGATTTTGATGAAGCATCGCGGAAATGGAGAGAAAATAAGATAAAGTTAACAAACGGGTGCTATAAATATAAATCATAACTTCTTTTGAATTTACAAGAATTAATAAGGTTAATTTTCTTCCACCATACTCAATAAATCCGTTTGACTCGATGTTTTTTTCATTTTTCCAAATTTTTGTTTCATAACTACTAGTGACCCTT